TGGCATTGACATATAACTCTGATTTAGTAATAAGATTCCAACTTTTTGTCTAAGCTCTTTCTTTCCAAGAAGTCTAGCAACTCTCTTTGTAAGTCGTTTCAATGCTTTGGCGTGTTTACCCATGGATTTGTCTCCATCTTCGACGTCATAGGCAAGTTCTTCTCGTGACATCGTGTTGCCGATAGAATCCATGAAAATAAAGCAATCAAGATCAGACACGTCGATAACAGTGTCGTTACCTTCGTCGTCTTCAATAACAATTTTACCCGTTCGAATATCATTTAAAATCCTCTCCATGAAACTGTAGGCTTGATCTAATGTATCTGCATGAATTACTAGCATGGCCTCAGTGTCAGCACCCATGTATTTTTCTAATCGATCAAATGAAAATTTATGTTCAGTTAGAATTAAAATTGGCAAAATACCTTGTTTCTGTGCTGCCGCAATGCCTTGCATCAATAATGTTGTTTTTCCTGCATTAGGCTTTCCATAAACATGTGTGATGTTACCCACTGGTAAGCCAGGGAGACCAATCACATCGGAAATTGCTTTAGGAAGTTCTAACCACTTGCTAACCTGAACTGCTGCTTTAGTGTCTTTATCTGGAACGTAACTTACGGCCTCTTGATATTGATGATTAATATGTTTATTAAAAGCTCTTGCAATATTTTTGATCTTTGATAGACCTTCAGATTTTTCTGGTTCTGATTTAATAACTTTAATTGGACTTTTTTTGGCCATTCTCAACCTCTTCGCCTGTTTTGACGTCTATCTCGGTAATTTCTGTTTTTATTTTTCCATGTATTTTCACATTTGCATATAACTCAAGCTTTACAACCGCTAAGCCTCTAGCATCTACTTTAAACTCTACGGATCGGGCGTATGGGACCTTCTTTCCATCGATTAGGACTTGGGTATTTGCCCCTGTCATAATTCTACCGCCTATTAGCTCTTCTTTACGCTGCCTAATTTCTACTAATGGAAATTCTGTTTTATCCATGATAACTTTCTTCTATTTTTCCAAACACTTTAACTGGAACAACTTGACATGCTATATCAAATTTTGCTCCATGAATAGTATATACATTTGTATTAGGTTTGCGACATCGAAAGATTTTTGTTACCATAAATTTATTGCCTTGTTTGCTGACTTCTCCAATTACTAAATTATACGGCATTCCTTCTTTGATTGCAAGCTTTATATAAATAGGATTTTTATAACTGGGTATCAAGATTCTTCCAAATGTTTGAGATTTAAAGTAAAAGTTAAATCCATTCACAATTTTGAAGCTAAACTTAGTAAATACCGCTTTAAGATATTTAATAATATCAAATTTAGCATGTAATACCTCCATCTGAATTGCATTTACAAATTGAAAAGTATCCCCCACATTAATCTTTCTATATTGTAATTTTTTAACTTCCATTAATCTATTAATTCCTTTCGAAAATTAGCTGCCAAATCTTTAAGTGACTCATGGCGTTGATAAAATGCTTTTACAATCATCTTAAGGTCCAAAAGTTCAGCCCTTGCATCTACTAATTCAACCCTAAGTTGTTGAACGTTCTCATCAAGATCTACATAAGATTCTATATCTTTGACCGTCATTTTCTTTTCATTATTTTTGGCCTGAGAATATGCTCTCGCTTCTGCAGTTCTAAGTTTAAGCTCTATGGCATCTGTCTTTCGACTAGCTCTGACTTCCAAACGCGACCATTTACGAAATTTTAATGGTTGGTCCATAATTTCTTCATTAAGATGTTCATCTTCAATGTAAAGTTCACTTTCTACATCAATATCATCAGTGATTAATTCTTTTTTACTTTGAAATTTCTTATTTGATTTCTTCATTATACCTCCAATTAAATTTTACCAAAATGCTCTTCTGGAATATATTCCTGCCATTGGTTAAGTCGATCTTTGTGGATAAAGATCTTATCCATCTTCTCAGATACCTGAAATGGAGGTGTCGCACCCACTTCATTATAATGAACATTGTACCAAAGAACTTTTAGCTCTATTCCGTTTTCAACAGGCATTTGTTCTAATACAAAAATAGCTGCATCTTTACCATTCTCATGTTTATAAAGTGTATACGGTTTAAAGGCCATTTTCTTCTTTCCTTTTAGTTCTTTTAATCCAACTTTCAATTCTCGCAAAACTTACAGGATAATAACCATTTGCAGGAACTCCAATATCAAATTGACGTTTACATATTTGTTCACTTTCCTTTCTTTCAGGACGAGAATGAATATGTCCATGCAAATGAAATTGTCCTTCATTTGAGAATGTAAATTTTTCGTAACTTGCATGTCCCTCTCCGTGCCAGTTCTCTTTACCAGTAGAGCCTCTCATTTTACCTGTATCCTCTCTTGGCAATCCTAAAAGTGGACAATGGCTGAGCGTAACTCGCTCACCTGCAATCCACAGCACCATGCCATGAAGCACTGCATCAAAGCCTACATTATGCATTGCGTTAATGCCTTTATCGTGGTTGCCTAAAATCAAAATTTTGGTCCCATTAAGTCCCTTAATTATCCCTTCAAGAATAGCCCCCTTACAAAGCCCCATATCCCCCAGGAAGTACGTAATCCCATCCTCAGGGACATTGGCATTGAATCTCATAGTCAGGGCCTCATGCATGTGTTTAAGGTCCCTGAATGGCCTCTCATCAAATCTCAGGACGTTCTGGTGCCCTATATGCCAGTCTGATGTGAAAAATATCCTTTTGAGTTCAGATTTCATCGAAGATGTGCCGCCCCATATACGGCTATTCCAGTTACTACGATCCCCAACGTGAAATAAAGCCACTTATTACGATCTTTAAGTCTATCAATAGTATTGACGCGGTCTTCCAGTCTAATGCTGACATCCATCCACGATTGAATGCGTTCATGAGATTTGTCTAAAGCTAAATCCTTAAGTTCTAAAGCCTTTTCAAGTGCTTCAACTTGTTGAGTCTTGAGTTCTAATTTTTTAACAGTTTGGCCCACTTTAATATGACAATCCTTTGTATAAGTGTAACTTCCATTGGCATTTTTGGTGATGTCTTTTGAAAAATCACATGCAAAAGCAGGCAAACTACTTAGATTTAAAATAAGAATCAGATTTAGAACTTTTTTCATTCTTTTCTCCCAATGGTTTGCCAGTTTTACAGTCTATTTGCTTAGCATTCTTGTTATATAGCATTCGATTTAATTCTCGTGGAGACATAAGTCTTTTAAATGGAAAAAACAAAACAATTCCAGAAATGACATAATTAGGACCTCTTAGTCCTGTGATTTGAAACGTAGTAAGTTGCTTGGGGATCACAAAACATTCTCCTACAAGATGGCCCCTATGGCCCAACTTATATTCTAAAAGCCCAGTTTTAACTCCTAAAAATAGAATTACAGAAATTGCTACCGCAAGCATGCCCTTTTGGATCTTTGTCTTTAATGAGTTTTTCTTCCCTCTCACGGTTTTTTTCATATTCATAATCTCTCTGTGTAATCGGAGGATTTACTAAAGGCTTTGTCCAACGATCTTTATATTCTTTAGTCTTCTTTTTTGTTCCAGTTTTCATCTTTTCCGACATTATTTGCATTTTCTCCCAATTGCGCCGCTTTAGCACGCATGTTTTCTGCTTCTAAGTTAAGTTTTTCTTCTTCAGTTTGCAAAACGTGATCCTTTTCTTGAGCTTCATTGCTCATCTTACGTGCTGAGCCAATTAAGTATTCCAAAATCAGATCTTTAAAAAAGATTATAAACACTAATGGCAATAAAAGCAAGAATAATAGCTTGTTGCTATTCCAAAGATTTTTGATCCAATTATCCATTAAGCCTCCTTACGTCTAGCCAACCATTCCTTAATACTATTGGTCAAATGCTCTCCGATATTTCCTGCAAAATACGCAGGAACTGTAATTGTCAGAACTTTACCATAAGTAGGGCCATCGATAAATCTAGTGTATACTGCTATAGTTCCCAAAATCAATGCTAAAATACAAATTACTAACTTTCGAAATCCATTAAGAAATGAGAGTAAATCTCTAAGCCATCTTGCCATTACCATTTTAATTCTCCAATTCTTTTGATCATCGTGTTCTTTTCATACCTTCAATCACAATTTCTGCCTGATAAATTGCGTCATCTAACGCATTGTGATGTGTTCCTAGCCTTTTTACATTTCCACCATCAAATACATATTCTTTAAAAGTTCTAAGATCTCGAATATTCCAAAACTCCCAAGGGGTATCCATTCCATAAAAGGAAAAAAGATCATCCAAGATAGTAATATCAAAATTGGAACCATTACCCCAAGGCTTGACGGCCTTCTTATTACTATACATATTAATAAAATCCACAAATTTTTCAAGAATTAACTTAGAATCACGAGCATTCTCGTTAAATACCGTTTTGGCTGCATTAGCCTGACTCATCCACCATTTGATGGTGGCACCATCTACTTGTCTACCTTGATCAATTTGCTGTTCCACATCTAGAATCTCATAGTATTTATGCTTTATGCCTGTTTGATCAAAAAATACTGCCCCAATACTAATTACCGGACAAGCTGCCGTGGTTCCCAAGGTTTCTAAATCAATCATCAAATTCATATCATCTCCTACGGCTTATACATTTCAAACAAGCTTTTCCTAAGTCTATTTTTTGCTGATATGCCAAGTGGTGCAAGCACTTTTTCGTACTTCTCAATAATTGCCCAACATTCTGTTTTGGTAAGTTTATGAATCTTCTCTTCATTAACTTCAATTTCGATAAAGGTATTCCGCTTACCTTTATCATCAATGACTGTATAATAAGGCAATGTGGCATCTTCGAATCTATAAATTTGGACATGTTTTGTTATGGTGAAACTACGCTTAAATCCCAAACTTTCAATAAAAGCCTCAACAGTTTCTTTAGAATTATTATCAACTCTAAGATTAAATTCTTTTCGAATAATGTTATTGGCATCCGAGAGCTTACATTTGGTGGTAAGTTCGGCCCGTTTTTGTTTCTTATCATCTGAGAATCTATACCTAACGAACTCATAATCCATATCTTTTGATGGAGGACGAGTAAAATATATATCATCAGAATCTACTGCAATCCATTCTTTCAGATCAAAGTCTTTCTGTCCTTTTAAACCAGATACTAATAATTTCCATTCATCAAGCTTAGAAGCATCAAGTCTAAATTTAACTTCGACTTCATGAAACTCTAAAGTCTTGTTATCTGTTTCTTGTTCCATATATAAATCCAGTTTTCTTGGCCGAAGCCGCTTTCTTCCCAGATCTAGGTGGTAAATCAAGTTTTAAAACTTTCTTTTTAAAATCTTCTAAACTTCCATCATTTTTAATGATGCACTCTTTGGGAAGTAATTCTTTTATTTTTAAAACTTCAAGTTCTGACTCATGAGTGGCCTCTGCTAAATGAGCTTCCGCTTCTGGACGTTCGATATAATATACTTTTAAGGAATCTCCATAGTTTTTTAAAAGAAATTTATATTCATTTAAGAATCGAGTATCTGTCACACAATATAGTTCTCCTTTTCGATACTTAGTCACTCGCTCCGGGCTAAAAGCAGCCTCTACATGCCAGTTTGGATACACTAGATTGCGAATAAAATCTGTTCCCACTTGTTGTAGGATCTCCCGTGGTTTAGTGAATTGTCTATTCTCCAAACCAGATACTGTCACTCGGTCAATATTATATTTTAATAAGCCCGTAACTGGATCTAGTTCTGGAACATATTTTGGAAGCTCTTGTTTAATAAGTCTTAACTTAGTTCGATCCAAGATTTCAATAGTTTCAAATGGTTTCTCTTTAAGAATTGGATCATTCATGAATTTAGCAGGATATCTAAATACTTTTGCACAAATTTCCTTTAAAGGTCCTGCAAAACTAATTTTAGATCGTGATTTTTTTGCTTGATATAGCATTGATGCTGCTGAATCTTTTCCACATCCTTTAGGCCCCACAAATAATACTAATCTCATTTGGATCTCCTCTGATCTACAACTTCTTTATTTTTGATATAACCAGGGATATTAATAATAATAAGTAAAACTTGGAATAATGCCAATCCGTAATTTTGACTGCCAATTGGACGATAAGTCCGACAGTACATACTATAATTGCACCCATAGCAAGTCTCATTGCTAATAGATTATTATCCATTTAATCTCCCTATTAGTATCTTATACTATTTTGATGCTAATGTCAAGTGCTATTATGTATGTACGCCCTTATTTTAGTCGCCATTTACCACCAATTGAATTAATCAATTGACGTTGGCCATTTGGATAGACTAGGCATGAAGTATGCATCCAGCTAGATGCTCCCCTATTATAGCCCAACTGAAATTTTGAGGTTGTTCCAACTTGAAAAACACCTCTAAGAATCCCAGGAGTATGAGAGTGACCAATGACACACTTACCATACGCCTTTTCCAAATTAGCCTTAGATCCGCGAGCCCCATTAGGTCCCACATCTCCATGTGCTCCCAATTCAATATCAGCAAATTTATAGTCCTGATCACGCTTGAGCCACAATACTTTGCGGGAATGCTTTAATCCTCCCACTTCTTTGATGCCCTCTTGCAATGGATCGGCTCCATCTATGCTTTTATCTGCTAATCGGCAGCCTAATTGAAAATTAATTGGATCATTTTTAAAACGACACTCATTTAACCAACGATTTAAAAACTCATCATGATTTGATTTAATTATCACTACTTTTTTAACACTTTCCAAAGAAGCCATACGATCAATTTCTCTGGCAGTGATCTTTAATTCAGCTTCAAGAGATATTTGATTAACTTCTTGTGCGCGTTTAGCACGAAGAATCATATTTTTTTCTTCATGATGATTAGTGGATAGTCCATTATGTACATCATGTAAGAAAAGTTCCTCTACTTTGAGTTGATTAATTATTTGCTCCCAAGCATTAACGGCACTTTCTTCATGCTCTCCGGCATGATAATCTCCCAATACAAGTCTAGTTCCTCTTACAGCTTTGGTGCTTTTGCCTGAATATTCTATTCCAAGATCTATAAATTTGCCTTTGACATCAATTTGTATTTGTCTAAAATGATAAATCTTATCATCCTCAATTTCAACAATTAACCCACCCAATTCGTGGTCATGATCTGCAAGAAAAGCTGATCTAAGTGAGTTACCTTTGGTGGTTTTATAATTTTTGACTGTGCATGCTCCAGTTCCCATTAATGCATGAGGCATCTTCTTACTTGCAACAGGATTAAATTCAAGTGGTTGTTTTGGTGAACCAAAAATAAAACTACCCTTATTTTGTGACACCCTAGCAAGTCCCGTAGTCGGGTTGATTTGTTTTGCTGTCACTCTAAGTCCACTAATATGGATATTTGAATTTAAAGATAATTCAGAAAACACAATATCATGTCCATTTTGTGAAATAACATCATCAAAATGCCATTCAATTTGATTATCTAAATTATGTGCAGGATCATGACATGGGAGAATTAATAATTTTGTTTTATTCTTTTTACAATAAGTATTAATGCTCTCCATAAATCCAGGATGAACAAACTGACCATTAACAGCAGTAGTTATGAAGAATCTTTTATATTTTTTAATTTCTTTTTGGAGCGCCTCTTGATATTTTTTGTCGATATAATTCTCAACATCCACCACACCTTCAAATACTTCGGGAAAGGTCATCTTGGCGGCATCTCGCATACCTTTAATATTTACAAAGTAATGTCGTAGATTATCTCTGGAAATACCTACGGTAGCTAAGTCTGAACGTGTAGGGAACATGTTAGTTTGCTGAACAATCTTTACATACTTCTCAAGCATTGCTCGCTTTCGCGCAGCTTTTTGTTTTTCAAGCTTGGCTTTTACTTTCTCTTTTTTAAGTTTTTCTTGCTCTTTCTTTTTCTTAGCAGTTTCTCTAGCTCTTTGAGCAGCAGTTAGTTTTTTCTTAGCCATAATATCTATATTCTCCTATTTTGCTTCGGCGAAGTTATTTCCTATTTCTGGCACAGCAATCATTGGAATGTCAATTTCTTGCGCTACCCAATTATTTTCCATCGCCTCTTTCACTAATTCTCCAGCAAATTCCGCTTGTTCTTCCTTAACAAGTAGTATTATTTCATCATGAACTTGTAAGCAAATCCAACCATCGATATTATTATCTTCTAAAAGTTCTGCCAAGTAAATAAGCGCTGCATTAGTTACATGTGCTGCGGTACTCTGAATTGGAAAATTCTTAGCATTATTTAGATAGTTACGAAATTTGTAAAAAAGCTCGTTAGATTCGTCTTTGGCTTCTTCATGATCAAAGCCTTCTTTCATTAATGCTACAGTTAAACGCTTTTTATTAAACAAACATTGACCATATTTATCATATAATTCTTTTGCATGAGGTAAATGTCGAATACGTCCAAAACGAGTGTATACCATTCCAGTTTTAAAAGCATTCTTTTCTTGCGTGGTCATGTAAGTTTTTAGACCCGGATAAGCATTTAAGTAAGCTTTAATAATATTATCTGCTTCATTATAATCTTTATTCAGAATATTCGCAATACGTCCAGCACCTGCACCATAAGGTACGGCAAGTGTAAAAACTTTAGATAATTGTCTCATGCTTGGCTGAACTTTTTTAAGAAAGTTATCATCTTCTTCATGAGCACTAACTCCTTCAAGACCAAATACATCAATTGCAATTTGTGAATAAAGATCCAAATTATCCCAATAAACTGCTTTAAGTCCTGGATCATCTGATACCCATGAAAAAATGCGGGGTTCTAACGAAGAAAAGTCAGCAGCTACTACTTTATAGCCTGGAGGTGCTATAAAACCTTTTTTAACTCTTTTATCATCTCTTGGAAGTGTTTGAAAATTTAACCCACCACCACAAGAATATCTACCTGACGTAGTTCCAAATTGTTGCATTGAGGGATACAACCATCCATTATGTTGCTTTTCAAGAATAGGTCCTATATAAGTGCTCAAAAGTTTTTCTTCTTTTTTTAATTTTGCGAGAAGTGGGATGAATGGGAGGTCGAATTGGTCGAGGGCGTCTTTATCAACCGTAGGCTGGCCCGTCTTTTTCGAATGTTTCGTCGCTTTCTGTCCGTAAACATCAAATAATAACCAACTAAGATGATGGGTAGAAGATAAATTAAATACCCTAGGGTAAGCAGGATAGCGTTCAACGTATAATTCCTTTTTGACAGCATAAATGACGTCATCAGGCAAAGAAGGACCTTCGACTGATTCGTCTTTAATTAATTTCTAAACTGTGACAATTTCCTTGATATAATCTCGGGCCTTATCAAATTCGGGATCGTCTCCGGCGGCATAAATAGGTGTTTCTATCTCTTTTTCGACAGTGACTAATTTTTTGGGCGCTTCCCACATTAACCAAGTTATTGCAGGATGCTCAGGAAATTCAACTTCAAGAGATCGCAACGCACTTTTAGCAAGTGTGGGCTTTCCAGTCTTCTTATTAAGAGGCACTGGTAGTTCATAATGCCGCAACAATCCTTCAGCAAATTTACCTGTCCTTGAGGATCTTATACTTTTATCTAAAATTTCACGAACTTTAGGTTCTATGTCATCTTCGATCATGTCAAAGACCTCATCAGTTAGCTTAATTATACCATCTTCAACTTCCTTTTTCAAGTTATTAAAATACGCTATATCAATGTACATTCCATTTAACTTCATGGGTATTGTCGCACTTTTATAAAGAGGCATAACTTCCTGTTTATAAAAGAATTTATCTAATCCTTGCTGTTCCATTTCTATACTATATTCATCATAAATTTTTAAAGTCAAAATAACATCTTTAATAGCATATTTTGCAAGTAAATCAAGATCTCCTTTGTACATATCTTTGTTCTTCTTATTCCACCTTCCACCATTAGCTTTAACAGATTCTTCAAGATCTTTTTGTTCATCTGTGGCTTCTTCTCCAAAAAGCTTTTCACCTATTTGCTTCAATCCAAATGGACGTTCCTCATCAACTGTATGTTTCATTAAAATAGTATCTGCCCAAAGTGCAGCAGTAAGATTGATTGCGTAACGATGAAAAATGCAGGCAATATCAAATACGCCATTGTGCATTATGAGCTTATAATCCAAAAGTGTTTCACATAATTTATGAATCATTTCCTCTTGAACTTTAAGATCAAAATAGGGCTTAAGCTTATCTTCTTCTTTATTATAAACATATAATGGAAGATAAATTCCACCATCTGTGAACCATGTAAAGGCTATGCCTATAGTCTCTACTACATGTTCTTGAACCCCAGTCGTCTCGATATCAAAAGCTACCTCAGTTGCTTCATCTTTTAGACAACTTAGAACCTCGTTTAGTTGCTCTTGATTCTCGATCATTATGTAACTGATCTGTTTCTTTGTCATTATCTTTCCTACTTGCCCTATACCGATCATTTCTTTGAAGCTTATTTCTATCATTAGTTCGATTTTCAAATTGCTCATATGGTTTTGGTCGATCTAATTCCTCACAAAAACCTTTATACGCCTTGAACTCTTCTTCAGAAATATTACTTATTCTACCTTGCTTACCTTCCCACCAAAATACTCGTTCAGCTAAAGCTCCAGATCTATTCTTTGCAATATAAATATGCATATAGCTATCTAAATCCTCAATGCCATCTCCCATAGGCCTCCATACATTAATGACGATAGTGGCATTTTCTTCCCATGCTCCCGAATCTTTTGATACACGACTAGATCTTAGAGGTCTAGTATGATCTCCCTCATCCCGTGGAATTTGAGAGATATAACACAAATGAGTATTAGTTCGTTTTGCAATATCATTAGCTTCCAAAGCAATCTGTGTAGCATTTTGATATTGACTATCATTATCTCCAATCATTCGTCCTGCATAATCAATGAAACCTATTTGAATCTTATATCCAAGTTCATTCCAAAGTCTGATCTCACGTTCAATATGTCGTGATGTAAGCGCAGATGTAAAGTCAAAAATGCTATATGGATATTTTTCCCTAAGAGCAGCAGTCACACGTTTTTGAGCTTCCTTATCAATGAAGTGTTTATTAAATGCTCTCTCGATATCCATAGGAGTAAGATCTGTATTCCTTGCTGCCATTTTTTCAAATAATGAGGTATTGGCCATGTCGGCAGAGAATATAATATGCCACATCTTCTGTTCATTAAGATGTTCCATCCATTGAATTGAAAATGCAGTTTTACCTGATCCATTTGCTCCATTAATAATAGAATAATTGCGCGGTCGAAATCTAACTAAGTTATCTACCCAATCTAACCCCGTTTTAGGATATTCATCTAAAGCTTCTAGACCATAATTAATATATTGATCAATTAAACCTCCAACTGTTACTCCTGAGGGTTTTGCAGAAGTATTATTGCAACATGGTCCAGCTCCAACATCGCATTTTGATCGTAAAAAATCATCAGTTTTACAAGAATAAGTACCACCATTCCATCCTTCAGAATATACAAGATCTACTACTCGGTGTACGTCTTCTTCTTTCCAAGGAGTCGCATCTGGATAATTTTCTGCCCGTTTATCCAATGCATCAACTAATTTTTCAAAAGTTTGTTCTTTGGTCCAATTTTGACCATGATAATAAGCTGCCAATCTTATAGATGCATTCTCGCGTTCTCCTGGTCCAAAATATCCATTTTCTAGAACATAAATACATCTTCGTTTATCAGGAGGACAGTCTAAAGGATTAAAATCTCCTATATATTTTTCCTTTAATGATGTAATATCTACAATATTTGATACCACTTCAAGTTGTGATTGAGTATTATAATCTTCTTTTAAAAATTCAGCCTCTATGGGTGTGGCATATACGATCTCTGCTGGCTTTTTAGCAAGCTTTCGAACTTTAGTTTCACTAATTACTTCAAATTCATCAATATCCAATTGGATTTTAAATAATCCTGATTCTTGATGTTTTGTATTAGGTATTCTAAAGATTCGATTAATGTTATAAACAGTCGTATCAAATATGGCCTTACCGTTCTTATCTTTATATTTAAGAACTCCGGCCTCATAAGCCAAATTATAACAGATCTTTTTTGCTTCATCTGGGGTAAATTTATTCTTTGTTCTAAGAAATACGTGAACTCCCTTATTGCCACTAAAATAAAGTTCAATTGCAGAATCAAGTTCTAAGTCTATAAGTTTGTTAATAAGACAAATGGCACCTTCCCTAACTTCTTCAAAATTTCCTTTACAATCTAAATCCCAATAAAGAGAATCTGTCCAAACCTCTCCAGTGTAGCCCTTGATACTATTCTTATGTTCTTTAAAATATTCAAGAACATCATTTCCATAATAAAAGGGAGATTTATACCAATCCTTAGAAGGGTCGTCGATCAAGGCCTCCACTTCGTCTGGATGAACGAGTGTTCCATAATCCTTGACCGACTGAGTAACCCTTACAAGCATTAATTTTCCCTTTATGATTTAGAATCAAATGATACACTAGCTAGATTGAATTTCGGTGCCTTAATGGAAGGCTTTTTAAATGTGACCAATAATTGATCTTCACTTCGATATTCCATTCCACCATCATCGGGAAACCAAAAACGACACCACAATTGAAGTCCCGATTCTTGAAGTACTTCTTGTAAAGATGCACCATCATCAATCAGCTCAGCAATAGTGTCTAGAATTTTCTTTTCATTATTTGATGCAGTTAAAGTTAATTTCATATCTCCAACTTTTACAAAATCAGATTGGTCTTGGCCTTGGCCTCCATTAGATCTACGACTTCCTCTACTAGCCCGACCTCTATCCTGATTTAATGCTCCACGATCTGCTCCATGATCTGCTCCACGATCTGCTCCATGATCTGCTCCACGATCTGCTCCACGGGAGCTTCCACGACCTGCTCCACGGGAGCTTCCACGACCTGCTCCACGGGAACTACGATCTGCATTACCTGAATAACCTCTTCGTCCTTCTCCTCTAGACATTGCTGCCTCCTTTAATATAATCTGCGACATACTCAAGCATACCTGCTACTGCGCCATTTGTCTCTCCTTTACCCTTTTCTACAAGGGCATTGAGCAAAACTGCAGTAGTGACATTTTCTTTAGTCTTGTTATTAATTACTTGTACTGACTCGCCATTTTCTATGTAAGTATAGATATCTGTCAAAGTGACATATTCAGATGACGTAGTATCATACAATTTCCGATTTGGGTACTTCTTTATAAGCTTCGATGCTTCAAAAGATGCTGGCGTCGGAAATGTTGCATTTGCATTTGCCTTTTCCATTTTATTTTCCTACTCTCTTTCTACTAGATAGTTTAGAACCTCTACTGAAGTTCCTTGATGATCTTAGCTTAGGCAATTCTTTCACATTATCATCCTCAGTTTTGGCCTTTCGAACTGACGTTCGTGTAGACATCCGAGTTCGTGATTTCTTTGCTTTAGCTTTGACCTCTTCCTCCTCTTCTTCCGACTCTCCGTGCATTTTCTCAAATCGCTGCATTTCTTCTGATGAAGCTATTGATCTTTCTACTCGGTATCCCATAAAGGCCAGTGCTCGGCCTACTGCCGCAGTTTCAGTCGCTTCCTCCACCTTCGGCGATTCTTCTTGAGCGGCCCATTCTGGCAAATATGCCGTACCTGAGGACGCTGCTATCTGGTGAGGACCGTAGAGTTCTGCTTCTTTCGGATTACGAAAAACTACACATTTATAAAAAATTCCTTCACTATCTTCGCCACGAAATGTAGTTAAGAGTCCTTCAGGAAACTCTTTTCGGAATGCTGCTAATCGTTCATTAACTTTTATATACGTTGCTTCATCGAAGTTATCATCATTTCTACCCATTTATATCTCCCTTTTATTTAACATATCATTTTGACGCGCCACAGTCAAGCATTAATTTAATTTTTCATTAGTAGTAACGTAGTTCCTATAATAAGCAATATCAAAGGAAATCCAAAAATCAAATTTAAAAATGCTAACCCAGGATTAATGACTGTTGATACAAAAAATAATCCTAGAAATACGTATCCTGTAATCTTCTTATTTGATAAATTTTTAAATTTATCTAACATAATTACCTCTTTTTAAGATGTTTCAGTTCACTAAGAGCCTTACCGGCCCAACAATTGTCGTAAAACTCACATTTAGTACCATAATTAAAACAACTATTAGCATTCTTCCACTTTAAGCCATTTTTAATTGCCATTAGAATCTCTGAAAAATCTTCCATTACATCATCAACGTCCGCTTGAGTGAGAGTCTTTGTTAGAACTTGAGTTAGACCCTCTGTACGAATTACTTCGTACTTCCCCTTACAGCCGTTTTGCGTACAATTCTTTTTTCGAAAATCTGCCCCAGCTCGTTCATGATCACACTTCGTGCAAAACTTCTTATGTTTCAGACTTTTAATCAATACCCAGTATCCCACAGTTCTGATATCTTCTGATACAGCATATACTCGGAGTTGATCACTTGAATCAATATTATGAGACTCGTAAAATCTACCTGCAGACTTTAAATCCCAAACGACAGGCCCTTTTATATCTTTATATTTAGCTATAAAATCGATAAATCCTGTAACTTTATCCCCATCTTTATTCTTAATAAGAACATCTTTTTGACAAGATAACAGTTCCTCTATATTAGGCATGATGTCACGCGCAAAAGCCTCAATCATATAGGGTCCTCTAGTATTTACGCAATACCACATAATTCTATGATAGAGTCTGCGATCCTCATCTGTTACTTCTTCCTCCTTTTTGAAGGCTGTTTGAATTTCTCCAACAAATTTAAAATAATCTTTGGGAGGATCTATATTAATTTCACTACACCATTCATCAAATAAATCAAAAGCTTCAACATCTAAAAGATTTTTATCATAATCTGATGCATAATAAAATATATCTTCGGAATCAAAGATCTGCCTGGCACCTTCCCATTTGTTTGCAGGACGAGTGTGCCAATGTTCATGAAAGATGTCAATAGCCTCATCAATTGTATTTCCTGTTAGAAGCGCCTCAACTCCCGCCTCAATAGCTGATCCAAAAGCCAAAGCTGATGATTGCTTGATCATTGAGTATTTCTTTTTATTATACATTTTGGTCGGACATTCTTTAAAATCATTGACCGATGAATAACTAATTCTAGTTGTCTGTTTACCTGCCATTATTAAGCTCCAAACATTGCTGCAAGTGGGTTTTCTTTGCCGTCCTCTGGTAGAACGTCCGAAATTAAGGCTCCACCAGTCGTCAATAATAATCCTGCAATTGATACTGCGTTCTCAAGTGCTGATTTTGTAACTTTAGCGGGATCAAGTATTCCCGAATCTACCATATTTGCAAATTTATGTGTTCTCGCATCATAGCCGTCGTTGTTTTCTCCTGGGTCCATTTCGAGAACTGTGAAAATCTTTTCTGGTGATTTTCCAGCATTTTCTATAATCTGCCGCATGGGGGCTCGAAGAGCTACTGCCATGATTTTATCAGCAATACTCCCGGCATTAGACCTGTCAATTAAATAACTTGCATTATAAAGTGTTACTCCACCTCCAGGAACTACCCCAGCTTTGACAGCCACTTTTGCTGCACAAAGTGCATCTTCTGCCCTATCTTTCTTTTCTTTCATTTCCGGCTCAGTATCTCCTCCAACTCGTACAATTACAATTCCTTGAGATAACTTTCCTTTTCTAAGTCGTATATTCTGTTGGTCCCAAGGATCAAGAGTTGAAGTTTCTAAAAGAGTGTCTAATTCTTTAATTCTGCGTTTAACATCCGCTTTATCACCAGATACATTGTAAAAAACAGTATCTTCAGGAGATATTGATACAGATTCTGCTCCACCTAAATGAGTCTCATCCACCTTATCAAGATCTAAGATACCTCTTGCCGAGACCGTGGCTCCCGTAAGTGCCGCCATATCGTAAAGCATTTCTGTTCTAGAATTAGGACTACCGTCCGCTGGAGCTTTAATTGCTGCCAATGGAAGTTTTGCTTGAGTTCTTTGTTGAAGAATGAAATTTCGAACATCATCTGAATAATCATATGCCACAATTAAAAAAGGAAAGATCTCAGTTAAAAATCCCTTATTCTCATCAAATTTATACAATTTATTAATTAAATCATGTAATTCATGGACGTTATCTAACTTTCCTGCGTAAAGTAGCGTTGCCACTCCGTTATCTCCTGTAAGTTCACAAGAATTCTTGGCTTTATCATTGACCATCAACGATCCATTTGGGCCAAAGTTTCTCCAACCTCTTTTGTAAGAAGCTCCATCAATGACATTAATGACACAATTTTTAGTATATCCATCTTCTAGTTCAATATATCCATGTTCTCCTGCAGCTTTAATTGCTTCAACTACGATAGTTGCGATCTCCTCATCTCCATTTGAGGAAATCATCGCTACATTTTTAATTTGTTCATCGGTAGTAACATCTATTTTAATCTCGTCAATATACTCTAAAACTTCATCTTTAATAGCTTTAAGGGCATTATATAATTCAATATTATTTGCGCCACGCTCTACATATTTCATCCCTTCTTTATAAATAGCTTCAGCTAATACTACAGAAGTTGTAGTTCCATCCCCGCCTTGGGACACAGTTTTCTTAGCAACTTGGATGATAGTTTTTACAATAGTATTTAAAGCTGGATCTCTAAAAGAGGCATGCTCTGCGACAGTTACACCATCTTTAGTGATAATGGGGTCAAGGGATGAGCCATCTGGATTCTGTCCCGCAAGCTCCACAATAATAGGCTGCCCAGCAGGTCCCAGAGTTCTCTTTACGGGATCTGCAACTAAAGAAATGGCTTTTCCTGCAACTGCCCTTAATTGATTTGAATTTAAGACTCTTTTATACATCCTTCTCCCCTTCGGCTTTTTCTTCAGCTATAGCTTGATGTAGACGCATTCGATCCGATGCTTCTCCTAATTCTCGTTCTGAAATAATTTTAGTCACAAATTCTTCAAAATCCTCAACCATTCCAGATTTAATGAATTGAATTGATTTCTTTTGCGTTTGAGTATACAGAAATTCAAGAATCTTGTGCCTTAGCGTCATACCTCTCTCCTAATCTTAAATATTGACATTTTGCGCATTCTGTGAAAAAATATCCCTATGTCTGTAATAAATCTTACCGTGTATAACTCGATATGTCAAGCAAAAAATTTAAACAATAGAATTGATACTAGATTAAAGCAAGAACTTAGATATATGGATTCTAATGTAGAATATTCTCTTTTTAAAAATGAGAAGGAAATCAGCAAGATGAATGCTATGTTAGATTCTAATCGACTTTCAAACACCATAGGGCTTGAGAATAGATTGGCACAACTATTGCATATTAATCGTGGACTTAGACGTAAGCTTTATGTAAGTCTTTACAAAGATGGAGAATTTCCTACGGGTTTATTGCCAAATGTTTTAAATATTCTAAAAGAAGAACAATATATTATTAACGACGCACGTAAGCGCCCCCAACTTAAACAGCATAAATTTGTTTTAAAAGAACCTTTTCCAGCTCTTAGACATTATCAAAAGACTGGAACTAAAGCCTTAGAAGAAAATGAACGTGGAGTTGTAGTAATGCCCACGGGTACGGGCAAATCTTTGCTTGTAGCAAAAATGATATGGGATTTGGGAGTTAATACTCTAATTATCACTCCCTCAAAAGCCATCACAGATCATATGCAAAATACTCTAATTAAACATTTTGGAAAAGGCAAGGTTGATAAACTCAATACTAAGACTGTAAAAATTAAGAAGCCTATTAATATCGTAAACATTCAGGCGCTAGTTAAGATGAAACCTTCAGCCTTAAAAAACATTGATGCTGTCTTTACAGACGAATTTCATCATTCAAGTGCTGAAACTTTTCGAGAAGTTAATCTTAAACATCTCAAAGATGTATATTTTCGAATTGGTGTTACTGCAACAAATTTTAGAAATGATGGATCAGATTTAGCTCTACAATCAGTTTTAAGTAATGTTTTATTTGAATATTCTATTCCTCAAGCTATTAAGGAGGGATATCTTATTAAACCTGAATTCGAATTCATTCAAACTCAGGTCCAAGATGCCGGTAATTGGCAACAAACTTATAAAAGTGCTATTGTTGAAAATGATGATCGAAATGAAATTATAGCTAAAGTGGCTATTGAAGAGGCTCAAAAGGGCAGGCATGTTATTATTTTAGTCCAACAAATTGAACATGGAGAACGACTTCAAAAATTAATTAAATCTGATAATGCTAAATTCATCCATGGAACTATTAAGGATCTAGAACGTGAAAAACTTATGGAAGATTTTAGAAAAGGAAAAATCAATATTCTGATAGGTTCAACTGTGATTGGCGAAGGAGTGGACTTGCCCATTGCAGATACTCTTATAATGGCAGGTGGTGGAAAGGCTCGTTCTCAAGTCATGCAAAATGTTGGACGAGTATTAAGAGTATTTCCAGGTAAGAAATCTGCTTTGATTATTGATTTTACAGATGAAGGTTCGCGTTGGCTTGAAGAACATTCTATTCTTCGAGAAGAAGTTTATTCAATTTATAATTGAATCTCTTGATTTTTAATTTATTTTAAAAATACTTAAACTATTTCTAGTATTCGACACAGAATATAAAGATCTATCTGCACCATTATTATGAAAGAGTTTTACTTTAAATTGATCACCCGCTTTTGCATCATATAATACTGTTTGGATATTAGCAGATGCCTGAGTTGAATTGGGGATAGTAAATTGTGGGCCATCAACTTGTGTTACATCACTTCCATCTGTAATAGATAATGCAACTTCTCCCGTACTAGCAGTTACACCTGTGATTCGTGTAATTGCAGATAGAGAATAATCCCCATTTTCTGGGATAGTTATCACACCAGTTGAGATGTTATAAATTCCATGTGTGTCTTTTTGTTTATTTTCGAATAAAACAGTAGTCGCCACGCCATTTGTCATGATCTGGCCAGAGTTAGAAACATATCTAGCTACTACCTTTTCAGTCAACGCAGCTAGTGGAGATCCTGTATCTGTCTTTTCAAGTGCAACATATAATAAACTTTCACCTGAAAGGGTGTTAACTGCGCCGCCTTGGTTATGAAAAACCTGAATTTCAACTATATCCCCTGCTACAAGATCCAAGGACACTGAACCATTAAAAAATTTAGCGATTATAGCTGTCGCAGATTGAATGTTATTAACTAAGCGTCTTTTAGGACCTGAATTAACTGATGCATAGACGGTATATTGTTTCCCAACAGTCCATGACACAGACGCCATTCCTGTTCCAGCTTTGATGTCGTATCTGCCACTAACAGGAACTGTCCATTCACCAGTTGAAGCGTTGTAATTTCCATGACTATCGTTAACAACAGTGTCATACACAACAGTCGTTGTCGTGATATCGGGTATGCTTTGTGGAGATGCCAGATAAGCTGAAAACTCAACTGGTCTATTACTATCTAAAGCTACAGCACTTGTCTTTCCCGACTGCCACCCAAGAATGGGTACTTTGTACCGATAATGGATGCCGTCTCCAGCTCCAATGGGCTCTGGACGACTTGTTATAGAACTCATCGAATCTATTTTTGATCGATGATTTGTTTCATCTTGTTCTGCATAAATAACAGGAAGAAGTGTAGTTGAAGTTAGATAAGAAATCTTTCCTGGGTAATTTGTCCCAGATGATCCAACAACTATACAAGTACCTAGCACTACTTCTCTTGTGGTCGTAGATGATATCTTATTCGTATCAATTGTAAGTCCAGCGGGAAGATCTAATATTAATTCTGATGCATTCGTTGCACCAGACAACGTTAGATGTCCATCTACTTCAAAACTATCGCCAACTCTGCGCATCTTTCCTGTTTGCGTTGCATTAGTAGTCCAAGTGCTTGTTGGAGTAAAATCTTCCCAATCAGTTATTGGCCCATCTAATGAAACTACTGCACTAGGACCAATAGAAATACTATCTATGTTCATGGTCCATGGTAATGCATTAACTGTGGCAATATGAAATAATAATCTATAATTGGTGGAACTAGCTGATGCTTGAAATGATGATACGAATCGACCTGATCCATCAAGACCAGTCAATAAAGGGTAGATCAAAGTAGCATTATCAATATCATAGATATAAACCATAACATCTGAAGGATCTACAGCAGTTCCACTATTAATTGCAAAATTAGCAGATACAGAATAATCAAAGGAAATAACTAATGGTTTTGAGTGATCTGCATCATCAATAGCGAAGTCATAACTAATACCCTCACCTTGCCTATTGACAGCATCCTTCGTGATTACGCCATCAGCTAATCCTCTTAACGGAACTGCTAAATTTTGTGTAATTGTAACTGTTGGAGATCCGCCTGTTCCATCAACGGGAATAGCCGCAGCAGCATTTGCATATGCTGAATATCCGGTTACTCCTGATTCAAAATTATGATTTTTTCCACCTGTTAATGCAATATAATTTATTCCCAATCCAGAATCAAATGTAGGATTAGACAATACAACAGTATTATCCTTATTTTGGAATATTAGATCTCCAGAAATATCACGATAGATCTCACCATCTTGGACATTAGCCCCAGGAGTACTTTTCTCGAATATCATGGATTTTCTTACTTTTATTGAATCATCAGACATCTATCTCTCCATTAAAGTTTAAATATTGCAAATTTTGCAGTAAAGTCAGTGACAGTTCCTGGAAGATCTGTGCTAGTATATTGAAGTTGACCGGAAGATGTCATACTAAAGTTGACTCCAGTATCATCTCCCAAGAAAACCTCAGCTCCCAAATCCCATTGATTTGGAGATGATCGATAAATTCCACGTAAGGTTCTCTGTTCAATTAAATCAATATCTCCATATAATTGAACAAGTCTATTTCGAATATTTGAATTAAATAAAGTATATGACCCGCCAACAACTAAACTTCCATCTGAAAGTTCTGCAACACTATTTACTGCAGCATTAAAGGATGTTCCTAGATTTGTATAAAATGTAGAATCCTCAGTTCCATCAGAATTAAGTCTTGCAAGTGATACACGACTATTTCCATTAATTGTACTAAATGATCCTGAGATTATAAGTTTTCCTGTATTTTGTTCATAAATATTTGTGGCAGCTGCATTAATTCCTGTTCCTAGATTTGTATAGAACGCAGTATCCTCAGTGCCATCTGAATTTAAACGAACAATTCGAGATCTAGCATTTCCATTCAGATCAGTAAAATCTCCAGTCACAACTATCTTACCATCAGTCTGAACTTTGACCGCTTGAACTCCTCCATTGAAACCAGTTCCTAAATTAGTATAGAATACAGTATCCTCAGTGCCATCTGAATTTAGTCTAACTAAACGATTTCTAATATTTCCATTCAAAGTATTGAAAGTACCACCGACCACTATCTTGCCGTCGGTCTGCACGGAAATCTCTGTGGGATGGGTTGAAAACCCTGTTCCTAAATTAGTATAGAACGCAGTATCCTCCGTGCCATCTGAGTTTAGTCTAACTAAATGATTTCTGGTATTTCCATTTAAAGTTGTGAAAGATCCGCAAGTAAGGATTTTTCCATCTGATTGAATTGCAATTGTATCAAGATTCCCATTAAATCCAGTTCCTAAATTAGTATAGAACGCGCTATCTTCTGTTCCATCTAAATTTAATCGAACTAAATAGTTTCTGGTATTTGCTCCCAAAGTCGTAAATCCACCCCCGAGAAGGAGCTTACTATCACTGGATTGCTGTGCTGCAGCGAAGATAGTTCCATTGAATCCAGTTCCAAGATTAGCATAAAATGCAGTATCCTCAGTGCCATCTGAATTTAGTCTAACTAAACGATTTCTAGTATTTCCATTTAAAGTTGTAAATCCGCCTCCAACTAGAGTATCGTCGTTAGATTGAGCCAAAACTATGTTAACTGTTCCATCAAATGCAGTTCCTAAATTTGTATAAAAATCAGCCAACTCAAATCCAGCTGCAGTCTGTTGTCTTTTAATACTGATTTCAGCTTTAAAAGCATTAGCAGTTGAGGGCACGACTATGCCCGTTACATTAGCAGCAGATACTTGATTATCCAACATTGAAAAGGGAGTTACAGTAATTCCCCCACTTGCTCCAAGTCTAACTTTCTGAGATGGTTCTAAAAGTTGCTTCATGAATGGAAGATGAAGATATGCAAATCCATTAGCATCCATTCTTCTGAATAATACGATGACATCTTTATTGGCCTGCGTTTGAGCAGGAATTGCTGTAGAATCGGAAAGATTTACAGTCAGATTCTCAATTGTCTGTGTTCGATCAATTAAAACCCATGCGCTTTCTTGATTATTTAGAGATACCGGACTATTAGAAGATAGTATAGTATGCTGTGATGAAACTCCACTTTTGGTATTGAGAATCTCAATCACAATATCACTTGAGAAAGTGATTTGAGTTCCAGTCCATGTAATCTCAGAATCTGATCGCATAAAAGTAGATCGATCTTCTTGATAATCTCCAGCTGCATCAGTTAGGTTTCCAATTCGAGTTTCAAGATTCTCACTGGCGGTTCCACGAATGTCCGAAGAATAGGTAGGTTGACTTGTGGCTTCGGTGATGCTATTTCCTATAAATGCTCGGTTTTGAATAGAAAGTCCAGAATCAAGCTCTTTTGATTCCCCATTAATAAGATTGAATGAATGGGTTCCTACAATAACTTCAGTTCCAATACGTCTTGCTATGATAGCTGTGTCTTTTCCTGGAGTCAAAGATGCAATAGCGGAAGTAGATACAGTTAAGTTTGTGGCACCTCCAGTTGTGCGATTTACTGTAACATACGCAACGTCTCCATCAGATGCTAAATTAATTGGTGATTGAGAGGATTGTTGTATGGTATTTCTTACATTAGATATTCCAGGAATTTGAATATAAGCATCAGTGGTAAAAGAAAGATTTCCAGTTCCTGAATCCCATGCCCAGATTCCACCTCCGACTAATTTTAGATTTCGATCTTGATTATTATCTGAGATATTTTCAGATACAGCTGCATCTAATTCTCCAATAGCTTTATTAAGAGGGCCGCCTTGTGTTACAATATCAGCTGAATCATAATTTGGGGAATCATCAGATTCATCTGTGGCTCCAATATATGTTTTTAAAGCTTGACTGAATTGATCTCCAAATTGTTGAACTTCACCAGATTCTAATTCTCCCGTATCTCTCAAGATTAACTTAGTTCCTTCACGATAACAAATCCAATAAGTTGTATCATTAAGAGGGACACTTCCGCGTGCCGAAACTCTGTAATTAGATTGTAGAATACCTACTGCTGTATAATCTTGATCTGCAAGAGGATCGGGTAATTCTACCCAAAGAGCTTCGCCATCATTGATAGGAATACTATTATCTGATGCTTGGCCTTGTTTAATTGAGATCGTCTCAATCACTGCAACTGTATTTTTGGTAAGAGTCGTTGTATTTTTGAATACATCAACTTGGTTGGCTGCTGTATTAAAAGTAATTGTGATCTTTTGTTCAGCAACACTTCCAGCAATAGTTGCTGCTGCAGCTCCTGATCCATTCCAAGTAGATTGAATTGCGGCGGTATTATCGTTCCAATTAATGGCAACGGAATTTCCATTGGCATCTAAAGTTAAAATTCCTGCATCAGCTACTGCATCTAATGTAATAGTTACAACTTCTTTACCATCATCTTGACGAGTTAAATAAATATTTGCAATATCATTTAAAGCTCGAATAGCGGCTACTCGATCTGCTGTAGCAGGAGTAAGATTATCATCTGTAATTCGAAGATTACTTCCATCCCATTCAATTCTAGCTCCAGAAGTAACAGGCGCAATTGTACTTAATGCAGCATTGACAAATGTACCAGGAAGTGTAATTGGAACAGCTTCAAACCAATAAGTAGACCCTTTAATCTCCTTGATTGAAGACATGATCGCATCAGTCCATTCTTTAAATGTTCCAATATCTTTGTCTGCACCTATAAAAGCGGTATTGGCGGGTTCTACTCGTGAGGACCAGGGAAAATTAAAAGTTGCATCGCCTCTGCGACCTAATCTCCAAAACATATTTCGACTATCACGAATTGCTGTAATTACACCTGAGACATTTACATCAACTTCACATAATGGAAGTTTATCTGCATCACCAGTAAAATTTGAAGTATTAATTGCAAAAGTAGCTTTTAAGAAGATAAAAGTATCAATAATTTGAGAGAACTCGCCACCTGCTCCTCCGGCTGCGGTTTGATCCCAAAATGCTCTAGAGTCTGCTCCACCAGTATCCTGCTCGATAAATATTTCAATAAAATTAGTTGAAGAAGGAGTAAGAGCTGAGGTAGATAACGCAGCTAACGAAGGCGCACCAATATACACGACTCCACTATCTTCTCCAATAACTGCACTAGAACCTGCCAATTCTATAGCTAGATCAGTAGTTCCGGTTCCAGTTGCCTTAAATCCTGAGAAAACAAAATTATTGCCAGTCCAAATATTCTTATGAATTGCTTTAAAGTCCGCACATATGAAATCTTCGATATTATTATAATCTGGGAGATCAATACGCTGATTAGGAAGAATTCTTGTGCGTTGTAAAAGTGCCATTTATTATCCTTTTATTCTTCTTATTATAAGCTAATTTTATCATATATAGCAATAGCTTTCTTAAAAAACCAGAGGACCTTGACCTGTGAGGGACCCTCTCTGATTTGGGTCCTCAGAAGGACCACATCCTCTACAAGTACATTCAAATAGAAATTCTGGAAAATCTATCAAAAATCTAATCACAACTCCTGCCGCCAAAAGTTGACGAATAAGACCTTGTGCCGCCACACGAGCTTCCTCTGTTCCTGTGATATATACCGGATAATCTTCACCTGTCAATCTAGGTATTGTGGCATTATTCGATATGAAGTTTACTTTACGTCCAATTCCATGATCATTTTGAAAAATATGACTTGCATCAATTAGGAGTGTTGAATTATTCGGACGAGAAGTATAAGATACTGGCCCTTCCTGAGTTGATCTTCCAAAATCAAATAATAGATTTCCTGGAAGATTTGAAAAAATTGATGCATCATTTAGTGTAATTGAAGCTTGCACGGAACCTGCAGAAATAGCTACAGCAAGTTCTGAATTAACCTTTGTAACTGTAAATAATTGACCTATAGGGTCAAAAATATAAGAGGAAGGAAATCCTATATCTATTAAATCAGGATCTTGTTGCAATGCAGTATCAAAGTTCAAAATTCCATTTGCGGTGCCTCCTGTAACTTGATATTGAGAGCTTCCTTCTGTAGTTCTAAGCTCTACTCGTTTAATATCTCCCTCAGTACAAGAAGTTCTAGCTTGAAGAAATGTAAGCTGATCATTGACCTGTTTAGCGACCTCTTCTGAAGTAGCTGCTGCAGAATTTGCAAAATCTGTTGCATGTGTAAAGGTTATAGTATATGGTGAACTGTCAATTGTTATTTCAAGAGTAGAAGAAGCTCCTAAGCCACTAAAATCAAATACTTCTTGATCTGAAGTAATGGCTGTTTTAGTTTGTCTAGGATGTACAGAACCACTTAAATTCCTTCTAAGAACTGGCACAGAAGAAGGAATCTGTACTACAACTTCATTCGGATTTGTTTCAATTACCTTTGCACGAGTGTCTGATTCTTCATTGGTGGAAAAATTTAATCGAGTTGGATCATTTGCATCTCCTCCTAAAATTTGAATAGATCCCTGAAGTCCTGGTGTATTAGTTCTAAGATTGAGCTTGGGGCCAACAATAGGGTCTAAGAATTTTGAAGCTGCGATAGATACGTTATGTTCTGCTTGAGAATTTATAAAATCTATAATTTCCTGGATAGTTACAGCTGTTAAATTCTGAAAGGCATTTGGTATAAATCTTATAATGGTGGCTTCCTTGCCATCTGCACTATATTCAAGTTCTCGGGTTACACCAATTTCAACAATGGCTCCTACTGCGGTATTATTTTTCCAAGGTAATGATAAAACTAAAGTTGTATCATCTATTACAGCAGATACTTTTTGATAATTATCTCCCGTAGTTCCTGAAGGTTTTATATAATTACCCGGAATTATCGATGTGGTAAAGGTTGTTCCAGTGCCTTTTATAGTCTTACTATCTTTCTTAAAGATGGCAGTGCCTCCGGCTAATGAAGATGGTCCAAAATTATAAGTTTCGGTATTTCCGCTATTTATATTTGGTCTTGTAAATCCCGGTCCCCAGAATACATCTAAAAGTGCAATAACAGTTTTACGTACTTGTTTTGGAAAAAATGAAAGAACTGGAATTAATTCTTGAAAATCGGAATCATCAATACCCAACTCGGGTGCTCGATCCACGCCTACATTACTTCCTAAACGATCTAAATTACGACCTTCTGCAGTTTGAACAAATAATTGATCTTTAGTATTTTTTAATTGAATTTCAATTTCGTCATCTGATACTGCCCAAGCTTTAAGTAGCCCTCGAATCATAGTATTCGTTTCGCTTTTATAAAACGATGGCATATTTCTGACCATTCTTTGAAATTTATCTGCTGCCATTTATTATCCTATAATTAATTGGTTAGCATCTAATCTTGCCAATTCACCATCTTGAATCACTACATTTTCTGAAATATTTTGAACTTCCGCGTCAATTACTCCAGTAATTCCTAATGCTGCACATACAATCTCTGAAAGAACTACATCTTCTCCAACTCCAAGAGAATTTATGTATTCAAGAATTGCATTACTTACATCTCCACTAACGGCACTTAAACTAACTCCTTGTTGAGTTGTTACATTTACTACTAAATCAAGTTTAACTAAAACTGGAGGTAATACCTCAAATTGAGTTCCTGCTGCTCCAATTCCGGGAAAATTAGAAGAATCTCTATCTAATCCATCAATAGTCCATTGGGTTCTTTGAATTAATCCTGTAAAATACTTATACCCATCCACGCCTTCTACTTGCAAAGTACTAAAATTTAAACCATTTCGATCTCTAACTGTTCCATTTCGTTCTGCTGTAAATCCTGATACATCAATTACAACTTCAGTGAGATCTATAAATTCTACAGTAAAGGGGGCGGCAGTTCCTACGATATTACTTACATATGCAGGAGTTGAAATTCTAAATGTATCTGTTAGATTGATAGCATTTGCTGCAGCTGTTGCCAATACAATCTCTCCAGTTGTATTATCATAACTTGATATTGTGGTTGAAAATCCAGCATTTCCTCCAGTTAAAAATTCAATCTCCATTCCGTTGAAATAATTAATAAAAGTTGTAATCATTATTGTTGATCTAAAAGTATCATAAGGTGCTGAAGTATCTGCTGTAGTCACATCCCCATCTACTGTAAGAGAAGTAAGTAACCCTTTAGAGAGCCCTGCTATACTATTGAGTGATACATCATTAACTGGTGCTCCTGCTGGGATACTTTGAATTGCGATCCCTATACTATTGGCCGTTCCCCCAGTTAGAAATACTTTACCTTCAGATCCTGGAGTTTTAGTGGATAGTTGTACAAAGTCGCCTGTTATTTGTGTGACTTCTGGAGTTCCAACAATAGAGAAGGTTGTTGTATTAAAATCTTCAAGAAGTTTGACCACATTTTCTGCCGTTCTTGGGACTATTACGTATGAGTCTCCGCCACTTGCTGCAGCAGCCGTTCCTAATACATCTGAAGTTGTAAATGTTCCAGAAACTTGAGTATAATTGGTTATTAACTGGACGGTCCCCTCATTAACTCCACTTGTCCAATAAACCCAGAAATCATTAAAATAATCATCTGAAGTATATCTACTTACTAAAGTTGAATCTGAAAAATTCCCAATACCTCCAACTGAAGTAACAGTCCCTTTTACATCCATTACAATTGAAAAAGTCTTGTTGGCACTGTCTTCATCTAAAATAACTACTAAAGTCTGATTGGGTCCTAAAGTAAATCCTAGTGCTGCAGGATTTCCATTTCTATCTGAATTTTGAGATACTATATTTGCAATATTAGTTAATTGATTAGTTTGTTGAAGTTCACTAAAGCCTAGAATTGGATTAGCTGTTCCACCTTTAATTTGAATAGCACCTTCTTCAGCAAAATTACTAGTTCGAACTCTAATAGAGTTATTTATAGTAAGAATTTCAGCCTTTCCTCCTAAAATCTGTGCATTAACTGCATCGATGACTTCTTGAACTGTTGCATTTTTTGAATCTGCAAAATCTGATGCATTAACAAAATCAATAATCTGACACATAATAAACTTATCACCTGCAACGATAGGATTTGTAAAATTAGTTACAGTTGTAAATTCTCCAGTTGTGGTATTATAAGCAGATACAAAGCTAGTATCTCCAATATTATTTCCTGTGATCCATTCTAAATAAAATCCCACAAAAAAGTTTGTTCCAAAATTAATAATTGAAGAATCAAAGAAATTTTCATAAGGGGCAACGGCGTCTCCCGTAGTTACTGTGCCTTTGAATCCACCATCAACACATACAATTAAATCTGAAGTTGCACCTAAACTATCAAAATCATATGTTTCTGGAAGAGAGTCTACAAAGGCTCTAGTATTAACTGACCCCGCAGTTAGACTATCACCAGCTACTAAAGGATCATTAAGTTCAATCTGACCATTAGATCTATTTAAAATATAATCCTTATCTGCTCCTTCTGCTAAAACTCCAAAAGAAGTTAAACTAGCAACAACGGTTGTTCTATCTTTACCGCGATATCCTTCTGTAAGATACAAAGTTGTATTATCTTCGATAGATTCAATTTTAGTCCAAGATCCATTTCCATCAGCATCAGCTTTAATCCATTGGCCCTCTTGAAGCTCAGTTAAAAATAAAGTGCCAGTTCCTGAAATAATTTTATCCCCACCTACGGCACTTATAGTTCCAGTTAAAGAAGATACAGAACAAAATCCCATAGCTAAGGCTCCTGCGCCTCCTGCAATTTGCATTTTAGAATTACTGCTATTTTCTTTTTCAGAAATAATCTTAACTTTTGTGTTATTTACTGCAAGTTCTGATTTTGAGAGTTGAACTTCTAATTGAATTCTTACAAGAACTTCTGAAGCTAATGCCTGAGCTTCATTAGCAAAGTCATTTGGCCCAAAACTTACTATTTCAGTTTCTTCAATATCTCCATTAGCTGCAATTTCTAATTGAGGAGAATTCCAAATAATAATATCACCTAATCCACCGCCGCTCGAACTATAGGCTTCTTCTAATATAATTTTAGTATCAGAAACTACTGTCCTAACTTTAACAAAAGCTGTATCTGCATCTGCATCAAATTTAACATAATCTCCTGGATGAATGAATTGTTTTAACGGTTCTGATCCAGCAACAGTTTTAGTGATGATTCTTGATGCCGCAGTTACAGTAATATCTCCATCAGTGGTAGCTACTGATGTAGTAGTCATATTAAATGGCTGAGCTTCAGATAATACAGAAGCTGTAAGTCCATCTTTAATTAATAATTTATCATCTTTATATAATTTTAATGTAGCTACTTCTTTGGTAGAAAAGTTCATTACTATATTAGCTGTTGAGGCACTGTCGATAATTAAATTTTCATTTGAACTAGTTCTAGGATTTACAATTACTTTGGACCCATCTGCATCCGTAATTGTCCTGGCTTCAATCAAAACTGACCTATTATTGATGGCTTCAGAAATCTCAGTTGCTGCGGCTTTTCCTGGAATATCAAAATCAGTTGCTAAAAATGTAAAAGTTTCCTCATTAGTTCCCACTTTAAAAATTAATGTTTCAGTTCCAGATAATGCAAATGGCTGAATATTTTGAGAAATTAAATTTGCTTTTGCAATTGGAAAATTTTCAAGTTGAAAAAATTGTTCGCCTCCGGTAGCAGTAGATAGAATACTTTCAAGTCCCGTTGCAGCAAGTGTGGGTTCTAATCCTCTACCGTTATCGATAAATACTTGGGTCGGCCCATCAGCCAATATTACTGGAGGAATAATGCTTGCAGATACTACAGACTGGTTAGTCTCTTCATTAATTAGGCCAATAATCCCATTTGCAATTGATTCTTTAGTTCCACGAGATAAGGATTGAATAGTTCGTCTAATTCGATCTCGAAGTTTTTGATCAGTCTCTTCATCTCGTCCATTAACAAAGGGAAGTGGATTTGATACTGTAGCTCCTAAAAAAGGAATATTAGGAAATGTAACAATAGATTTAGCAGGAACACTAAATCCCCCTGGATCTAAGGCTGTAACAAGCACATTTTCTACAAGATCTTCTCCATCTAAAATAGTAAAAGTCTGATTAATTTCAAAAAGAACTTGATCACTTACATCATTCTCTGGAATCTCTACTTCAGTTCCAGCTGTAATTACTCTATCTCCAAATTGAGATAATACAATGGTTTCATCTGTTCCATGATCATTGACTAATGCAACATCTAAAGTAATAGTCCAAAATGAAGTATTATCGATGGGGGCTGCTGAATATGTTATTGGACCTTCTGAATTTGTAGTCCCTCTTCCAAGATAGATGCTGCCTGTACTTGGGAACCCCGAGGCATCATCTACATTAACTACAGTACTCCCGGCAGTTGGGCCTGGAAGTCCTGCATAGATCTTTGTCGAAATCTTTGTGAATCGTGAATCCCCAATATTAACTAAACCGCTATGAGACAGAGGTTGAAGTCTAGTTAATCCATATTCAGCGGCTCTTTTATCAAGATCTCCTTCTTCAGTCGTATCTAAATTGTAGTTACGAATAATATTAAGCATTTGTACATATTGTTGAAAATCTTCCACGGCTGCAGTTTCAAGAAGAGTAAGTGAAACTGATCCATCATTGAAATCGCTTAAAGGAGTTTCTGCCGACATTTTAGCGACCATGGCTGTTACAAGTTGTTGTAGTGATTTTAGTTCTAATTGAGCCATATTATTGTCCTTCAACCGCAAACTTTAATGGAACTTGTAATCCTGTTTTTACAATTCCAACTGATAAATTAACAAAAATAGTATTGCCTGTGACACTTACCGATGCATTTACATTTTCAAATCTAGGATCTTGACTTAAAGATTTGATAATTTGAGTCTGAATCAAAAATGCATTAGAAGTCTTTTCTCCAATTTGCATATCTGTTCCAAGTCCGGGATGTAATAATAAACCTCCCGGCTCTGTAAATAATCTAGTTTTAACTGCTTGAGCTGCATTCTCTCCTCCTACTATTAATTTAAAATCATTAAGATTTGTTAACTCAAGATCATTCTCCTTAGTTAATTTTAAATCAACTCCTATATTCTTTTCAACTTCACTAAGTCCCTTTGTGATTGTGGAATCTTGTTTTCTAATAGTTGCCATTAATTAACTCCTACTAAAATAATTTCTCCAGGCTTTTTAACACTATCTCCACCTTCGGAGGCGATATAAGGAGGTTTTAGACCATTAAGTACTACAATATCAAGCCATCTTAGTGCATTACCATATTCTCGCTGAGCTATCCTTTCGAGTGTATCGTTTTGTAAAATTCGAACTTCTCGGACGGACGTCGGCTTAGTAATAGTAATATGTTGATCCTCTGGTACATCTGGATTTTGAAATTCGCTAGATGCATTTTCAAAGGCAATATCTGCATCTTGTTGAAACAATGCGTTAGAGGCTAAAGTCAAATTGAGGGCTTCTTGAACTTTTAATAACTGTCCCATTAATAAATATTCATCATCACTTACAATTTTAAGAGGATCTGGCTCTATTGTAGAAACCCTCCCCTTTATACTATCATAAACTGGATCTCCTAGCCCTACAAAATCGGCTAAATTATCACTTATATCTTCGAGCTTATTACGCGTTGCTTCCATAGAGGCCCTGGGAATTGGAACTGATTCGTCATTTTCAATCCGATTGAGTACATCTCGAGTTGTAGAGAAGTTTTGAGAAATCTGTTCTCTGTCTGTTTCTGTGCCTGCGGGTAAGGTTTCCCCCGGTTTTGGTTTTACTGGAGTAACAGAGTTCCCTATAGCTCCTAGCCCCAAAGAAGCTCCAATGTTGTTAATGTTCTCACGTATGCCTAGGATTGTATCATTCGTGTTTCTGACCAATATTTCAGGTAAAGCCAATACTGTGGCCACCCCATCCCGGATGTCCTCTGTGGCGAACTGGGCCTGTCTGAGAGGGCCATTGATGGTCTGGTCAACTGATTGAGAAATACGGGTTAAAAGCCTAATAGACTGATTAAAAGTAGCCCTCCCTTGCTGAATGGTTGCTGAGACGTTGGCCGAAACATTACCTACATCCTCAAGAAATCCTAACAATCCTCCACGACCCTTTTTAGATTCTGTTCCTTGGAATGCTGCACTAAGATCCCCAATTCCTTTAAGGGTTATCTTATAATTATACGTGAGGGGAGATTTAGTATCTCTAGACATAGTAAAATCTAGAGGTTCAACAATTAGACTCTGATTGTCTTTCTCATTAATAAATATTAGAAATAAATTTCCATCAGTTTCAACTTTATCTGCTGCATATTTTAAAAAGAATTGACGTAAGCGCAAGAACTCCTCATATCCTGATATAACTTTAGAATTAGGATGACGAGAACGGCCAGTCTCTGGATCAACTCCCTGAGGAGCTGTAGGGGCTTGCGTGGGCTTTGTAAATAAATTTGATTGTGGGGTATTTGATTCACCTCTACGACTTGGCATGATGCCCGTAGTACCTTGTAGAATGATGTCTCGAAAGACTACACCTTCAGACTCAACAATAACTCCCTTGCGTGTCGCAGTAATATTATTGGAGAAAACTTCTCTTTGTTGGATAGCTTGAGGAGGAAGATCTAAGTAATAAGTTGCAGAGACTTTTGATAATGTATCTGACTTACCATCAGCAGAGATAATTATACCTTCTCCAGAAGTAATTTGTTCTAATCTTAGGGTTGCAAATCCATATCTTACTTTTCGCTTATTAGTTCCAGCATTTCCAATCCACTTATTTTGATCAAGTTTCGTGCTCCCACCTACTCGGGTATTAAAGAGATCTCCCGTAGCTGCTCCCTTTTCGGAACCATTGGAGCCCTTTCCACCAAAGATTTGATTGAGTGAATTGGTAAAATCTTCAACAATATTGCCAAGATTTCCTATGCCGATTGCCATTTTATTTATTTATCCTTTTCCTTCAATTATATCATCGTTTTAAGGCAAAATACCATTTAAAGAATTAATGCTATTTTGTAGCCCATCTGCCAAACCTTGCATATCAGTCTTAACTGATTTTGCATTTTCTAATTCTCTAAGAGTTCCGCGAGAAGTGCTTCCCCTATCATTGGCGGCATTATATCTAGAATCATAATAATTCTCTGTCTGACCAGTATAGTTGGCAAGAATCTCTGCAAGTCTAGCACTTAGTTCTGTAGTTCTAGTTCCCCGTTCAGTAGATAGGGAGGCTAAACCTGTATCTGATACGTCTGTACCTATTAAGTACGCTGTTATAAATGAGTCTGCTGTATTTGCATTTGTCGTGGCTGTATTTATCTGAGCGACTCCATCTGGATCGTCGTTGACTGCAAGAGCTGCTAACATTTCTGCAATACGCGACTGTCTAGCTTGCATGGCAGTTTCAAGTTGTGTAATAAGACTATTCATCAAAGGTTGAAGATTTGAATCTGAAGCAATTTTAGATATTCTTTCTCCATTTGTAAACCCAGAAAATGAATTTGATAAATTTGATCCAATAGCAATTGTTCCTATTGGAGGAATTAAAATAGTTATTCCAAGAGTAAATAAAAATGGCGGCATTGAAGGGATAGCTGTATTATCTACTACTGAATCTACTTGAACTACTGCCACATCACTTCCACCATTAACTACTAAAAATACATCATTGATGGAAAAAGAGGGCTGAGCAACTGTATCTTTAATATCTAAAGAAACTGATGCTGCGGTCAAAGCTGAATCTGTTAATGTAGAAGCATTTACAGTTGGTGAATTTCCAGAAATTCCATTTTTAAGTTGATCTTCTGCAGTAGCCTGTTCTGAAATATGTTCTTGCTCATTTAATAATGTTGTTCCCGTATATCCACCTGCATCAAATTCATTAATTCTTACAATATCAGTTGCAGGAGGCGTGGGCACTAAACGTCCAGATGATGGGTTACCTCCCACTGCAAGTATATCAGACTCAGTCACAGGGCTAATAACAAATACTCCACTAATAGCTTTCCTTTCATCATCATAAGGTCCAATTATATCAGTATTGTAGTAATTAAACAAAGCTCCAAATGCATTATCAACCTCCTGTTTATTTGTGATAACTGGATCTTGAAGTGCAGCTGTATCTTGAAGCGCGGTTTGTTGAGTCGTTTTATTTGTGACCTCTAATTGAATTGCTGCAATTTGACTTGATGTTAATGTTGGTTTAGCCATTATTTACTCTATGGTTTAATCTTTACACTTGTACTTAATACGGATGCTGGAGGTGGAACTACTGGAGGAGATGTAGGTGCAGAGCCTGCAACATGTAGTGGTGTAGGATGCAAATGTGTATGAGATGCGGCCCAAGATACTAACTGGGGGCCTAGGGCAGCTAATGCTGATGCAGCCTCTCCAACATCTACTGCTGCTCCTGTTAATTCTATTTTTCCTGCGCTAATTTTAATTAATGTTCCATTAAAATCTAAAGTTATATCACCTCCTCCATTGATAGTGACTACAGCACCTCCTGAAGTAGTGTACGTAACTTTATCAGATGCCCCATTATATTCAATAGTAAGTCCTCCCTCAGTTGTAAAAGACTTTTTATCAGCGATTCCATCCCAAATTTCTCCAAGAGTTCCAATATTTCTAGTGACTTTTTTTACATCTCTTTCGAATTTTTCAGAATTAAGAATATTTCCATTCTTCTCTTGTTTAAATTCAAAATCACCCTTTTTATCAATCTTAATAGAAGTAGGTCCAGTGTCCTTTCTTAATAGTTTTCCATCTGACGACTTAGGACCTATAGCTGTAATGATAAATTCGCCATCTTTATTGATTTCCGTCTTAATTCCATTAAACTCACTAAGTTGCCTAATTCCATCTTTCCGGGTTGCTCCACCTATTCTTTTATGAATTTCTCCACCAATAATAATAGGTCTATCTAAATTTTCTAAAAAGGCTAATTTTACTAATGTGCCATTCATATTAGATGCAAAATTTGCGGTGGTTAATTTACCTTGAAGTGCGGCCTCATTAGCTTCAAGCACACATTCTGTATAATTATTACTTCCTCCAAAATCCATAATATTTTTACAATTTTGGTAAGTTGACGCAGATCCATGTGCGTCACGAGCAAGAACATCATATTCAACATATACTTTACTGCGATTTGATATATCATCTACAAAATGAATTTTTAAAATCTGTCCTTCAATGATTTTAAATTCATCTTTAGTTCCCGTATCCATCTGATTTTCTACATCAAAAAATGAACTAATTACAGAACCGTCTGATAAATTCTTGCCCATTATCTAATTCCTTCAAGAACACTAGTTGTAATTGTAGTAGGTTCTTGTTGTTTGCTGGATGGACCTATGAACTTTGCTACTGATCCATCAAAAAATTGACCACGAGATACGATAAATTCCGTTGTATACTCTGTTGAGCCGTCCGCCCTATTTTCATAAAGATGAGTATATCCTTCAATATGAAATAACTGCTGAATATCAGTAATATAAAGATTATTACCTATTTCAAAATGCTCGTCCTGCCCTTCAATAATAATTGTTCCATTATAAAGCTGATGTGATAAGAAAAACCAATCCACTATTAAACCTGCAAAAAATTCTGCAGCACTAGCGGGATCTCCCAAATCTTTATCTAATACAAAATTAGATTGTCCCTGAAAACTTTTTAATCCATATCTTTGAATTGAAGGAGTATTAATGATAGCTTTATATGCAACATTAAGAGGATCTCCTCCAAGTTTAGGCACAATAACTACATGATTGATTCTCTCATGAGAACTTTTTCCAATATTCTTTTCTTTTATACTTGAACTTAATATTTCATGTTTAGGTAAATTAGTAAAATATGTTTTTGTTTTTATCACAGCTTGAGGTACTGGGGGATCTATACTTTCTTTATATTTATTTCTTGCAATTGTATAAGGATTTGTTTCATGATTCTTATGATTAGAAAATGGAACTTGCCGTAATATTATTGATGGATTTAAATTACCATTAGAATCTACTGTTAATTCTGTGTACATCTCATTTGCAATTCTATTTTGAAAATTTTGAAGAACTTCCCAAACTGTTCCTGATGAAGGAAGAGATGTAATAAAAGTTCCTCCAGGAAGTTGAGGAAGTTTACTTTGATCTGGTAATTTTCCATTTCTTCCATAATTATGAAGTCCTATTTTTCCTAATTCTAAAATATCTATAAAAGATACTCCTAAAGTCTTATTTCTTTTAATATTTTTACCAAATTGTTTAGCAAGCTCTGGAGGTATATACCAATCTTGATTAGTAGAATTTAATGCATCCAGATTAGATTTGCCTTTTGTTCCACCTAAATAAAATCCTACTAACTTAGATATCAAATCATCTGGAGTAAGTCCTTTAAAAACTCCACGCTCAGCTCCTTTTAAACTTTTAATAGAATCTACTAGAAAATTTGCTCCTAATAAAGTTGACGCAGATTTTTGATTTAAAAGTGGATTAAAGAAAATACTCATATCAAATACTGATCCAAAATCTTGTCCTGTAATAAGATATTCAAGTCTAGGTTTCCCAGTCTTTTCATCGTCTACTTCTATATATCTTACATTTTGGATCATTCCAAGCATCTTAAAACCACTATTAGATTTTGTGCTATTTATATCTATTGTTCCGCCCTTTTTGATATAGATCATAATCCAATCGCCCTCATGTACTGAACTTAAATAATCAATATCATCAAATTGAACTACTCCTCCAACTCTCCTTTTACCTCGTTTAAGTGTAAGAGAAAATTGTCCAGCATTGGTGGATTTATTTTTAGTTATATTAGCCCTAATTACATCATTAGTGATTACAATTCTTTTTCGTTCTCTAAAATTACCTGTAGTAGCTCCTTCGCCTTGGCCCGAATATCCTTTCTCACTTACTGCATCTAAGGCATTGAGTTTAGTAATATCTGTATCATCCCATCTATAAATTGCAACATTACAAACTGACCTTTGTGAATTAGTAATTGAAGAGACATTTTGCTTGCCACTTCTAGTTCTTATTTTATTAGGAAGCTTATTGCCTGCCATTATTTAGTTCTCAATTTAATTTTGGTGTTGTATTTCTCAAGAGTTTTTACTGAAACTTCTAATTGTTTAGTTAATGCCTTTAAATTTTCACTGGCATTAACACTATCTTCTGCCATTACTTTGAGTCCAGCAGTAAACTCAATTTGTTGTCCTTTAAACTCGTTACTAATACTTTTGAAATCTATCCCACTTGGTCCCTTTGGCAAATTTGGATTAGAACTTAATTTTCCATTATAAGCTGCATTCATTCCGCCTTGTTGATTAAAAGAAATATTTCTTTCCATAGATGAAAGAACTTGACCCATAAGTTCATTTCCTCCTGCTGCCATTGTAGCCCCTGATTTTAAAGTGGCATTTTTATCTCTTAAAAATCTTTTAGATTGCTCAAGTAGTTCAGTATCATTCCCTGTAGCTCCGCTTCTTTTCAAAGTTTTTCTTATTTCTTCCGGGGAGGCATTAACATCTGATCTCATTAAAGCTAAAAATGCTGCAGGATCAGTTACTCCAGTTCTTTTCATTAATCCTTGAGTAGCCTGAAGATTACCTATTCCGGCTAATCCGCCCATACCTGTGGATTCCCCCGTAAGCATAGTTTGCATTCTTTGAGCTTGATTTAAGTTTTGTTGAGTTACTGGACCGCCACCTGCAAATCCTGATGAAAATCGTGCAATATTACTTGTCATTCTACTCACATCCACTTGTCCAAAGCCTTGAGTTTGAGTCACATAATCTGCAGTTGTTTTTAAATATTGATCTAACTTACTAGCCTGAACTCCGCCTGCAACTCCCTTTTTCAGTATTTCTTCTAATTTCTTAGGAGATACCGCTCTTCCAGGTCCACGAGAAGCGCCAGTAAAGGCTTCCATTGCTTTTGCCTGCTCTCCAATGCCTATACCCGTGCGATTTGTAAGATTTTGCATTAATCCAAGACCAGTTCTTGCCATATTTGTTCCCACGGCTTTACGAGCCTGTGTAAATTGTTGTAATGTTTGTTCTGCTGAGAATCCTCTAGTTGCACCCGAATTTTGTAATGCTGTAAGGAATTCCCCTCCAGTGGGGCCTAAATTACTTCCTCTTAAAGCAGTTACTCTAGAACCTCTTAAAGCTCTGGCACGATCTCTTGCTGCTCTAGTATCAGCAGTTTCAATTAGTTGTGTATTGATCTCTTCCTGTTGTGCTCCTAGTTTTCCAGCTCTATAAGATGCCCCAGAAAATACAGAACCAAGTTTAAGACTAAATAAATCAGATACAGTTTTTCCAATTCCAGCTGAAATATCTCCTTTCGTATTTAATCTTGCTTGCTGTCTAATTCTAGTTTCAAGACCTTTACCCGCTATTAGATCCTGTGTATTTTCTTGTCTTTGTTTAGCTTGAAGTTGTCTTGATTCTCTTTGTGCTGCGGCATCGGCTGCAATACGATTTGCTACTAATCCTACAGCACCTACAGCCGCTCCTGCTACACCTAATGCTCCTGCTATATTTCCCACAGCTCCAAGAACGCCCCTAGTTGCTCCAGCACCTAATCCCATTCCACGTAGACCTCGATAAGCACTTCTACGTATTCCACGACCTAATCCAGTAAATCCTCCTTCTAATTTGGAACTAGCAGCTTCTGTAATAACTCTGCCCTGAGGAAGGCCAACACCTGCTTGACGCAAAGTTGCGACCATTATATTCTTGGTTCCGCGCTCTCTTATACTTAATTCTTTTTTAAGACTTTTTCTTCTATTTTGGCTTTCAGCATGTATAGCTTTAGTTTTAGCTGCTTCTATTCTATTATTTGATATTTGTGCAGCACGTAAGGCTTTTTTTTGATCTTGATGCCTTTCAATTGACATTCGCTTTTCAAAAGCTTCTCTGGTTTTAAACTCTCGACCAGTTTTAAGATCTGTGATAAATCCTGCAGATGCTCCATTTCTACCTGTAACTCCGGGGATTCCTGAACTTCGCCCCATACCTGCGGCCATAGTGATATTTCTTGGAGATACTCCCTTGAGTTCTCTAATAGCCTTACGAAGTTCTTTGGCTGCCTCTTTAAGAGTTGCAGTAGATTTAGAGAATCCAGATAAATCTTGACCTTTAATTGTAAGTCCTTTAAGTTCTTTCTTAAGACTCGCAATTTGACGTTTAATCTTTCGATCATCTAATTCTGCTATGAGTTTTAATTTCTTTTCTATAGGCACTAATTATCCTCTTTAAATTTAGAAAAATCAGTTGTGATTTCATCTGGATATTTCTTATGCACTTTCTCAGTATAGTCTTCTTGTTCTTTAAGAATCATCTCAATATTTTCTTCTTCAGTTGCGTAATCTTCCCCCATTTCTTCTTTTAGCCAATCCTCATAACTTCGTACTTGTGGGTTCATAATCTCATCAAAATATTTGGGGTCCTCATGAATACAGTGCTTTTGGTATAAAACCATAAGCTCCTCAAAAGTCATATCCAACAGTTTATCATCATTCTCCGTAGTACTATACTTGAAACAGAACCAATTGATTAAATATTGCTTCATGCCTTCAAAACTATCTAAATCAGGATTAAGTTGCGCATTTGCTATTCTAACGAAATTTTTAATCCCATACTGCTTGGCCACTTAAGCCTCCTTAGCTGCCTTGGAAACTTCCTTAGCTTGTCCAGGTTTTTTGGTTTCTTCAGGGCTCTCTTCTACCCAAACCTTATCTCTCCATTCTTTTTCAAACTTCTGCGTTTCTTTATAAACATCAAATACTACATTCAAATCATATAATTCAAATCCAAAATCAGAATCTTCCCACCATTTGGGACAATTCTGAATTGTGTGTTTTAGGGTAGCTAATACTTTATGAATGAATTGAGTATCTTCATCAAGATTCATTCCACCATCTAACATTGCTTTAGTTTTTGAGATTTCTGAGTCTGTTCGAATTGATGGGCGTTTATAAACAAAATCTCCTTCAAAGATTTTTCCTGTTTCTTCACCCTTTAGATTTATTCTGAAGGAATGCTCCATAGACGGTAAGCTTTTGATTGACATTCTAATTCTCCTTTATTATATAATTCCCTTAACCACTGGGTATCGCACGTTTATTATATCATGATTCGGTAAAAAATAAACAAAAAACCCCGGACAAGCCGGGGTTCTTCAATAAAGAGGAGATATGAATTAAAAATTCAAATTTATAGAGAACCTTCGTCGTCTTGTCGAATTCCAACAAAAGACAAGGTAGATTGACCCAATGATCGGGCATCTACGTTAAAGTCCTCTTGAGTACATTTTACGCGTTGAATCAACATTAAAGTTGTTCCATTTATTCGGTCGATTAATTCTGCTTGAAGCTCAGGTTGAGTCAAAATATCTTCAAGTCTTGGTCGAAGTCCTGTGGCCATTGCTGATTGTCCGCCAATACGAAAAGTAGTCGCTGTAAAATTAACTACATAACCTGTTTCAGCATATTCAGCTGGTTCCAATTGATCTAACACATCTACTGGTTGATGCTGATGTTGGACCGTATAATTAATTGCATTTGCAAAAGCTACTTTCTCGCCATTGACTCGGAAGACCACTCTTGCACCTGATGAAGTTTGACTCATTTTATTGCTCCTTTACAACCCTATTTTCAGACAAGGGGTTAACGTTCATTTTGTCTATATTATTGTTCAATTTCGTCTATAAGTTCTTGGCCATCACTGTTATTGGCCATCATAATTTTAATATGTCTCTTAGCTTTATCACTCAAGATAGTTGATCCTGCTTCTGCCGCTGCTACAACTTCATCCCGCATGGCTGTACTTGCGAGTCCTACCTCTAGAGCCTTCTTAAGTTTATCACTTGCTGCTGTTGCTACTCCGGCTCCTCCTTATAAAGTGATATTAGCAGTTGGAACTTGCGTACCATCTCCAGTAACAAGTGTCACCGTATTAGTGGGGTTAGCTCCATTATGAGCACTAATTAGCGTATCAATATCTGATCCATTTTGAGTTAGAGTAATATTTCCAGCTGATCCTGCAACATCTGCCTCAATAGTTACGTTAGTAGTCATTCCAGCCACTTGTCCACTAAAACTAGCCACATCTGCCGCAGCAATATTTTGCAGCTCTTCAGATAAAGCTGTACTTGCTAATCCCGTTTCTAATGCTTTTTGTGCTCTACTTGATAATCCCATTATATTCTCCTATTAGGCTGCACTTGAACGGATATCGTCCAAAGTAATTGTTGCAAGAATAAAGTCAATACCTTGAACTGGAGTGATGGTTACATCAATATTTGCGGTATTTCCAGTAATAGTAACAAGCAAATCTTTATAACCTTTTCCAGCATTAGTATCATCTCCTACAATAATGTCAGTATCCAAAAAACTCTGCATAATTGAAATTGTAGTATTCTTGATAGCTTCCGCAGTACCAGTTCTAGATTTAGTTCCAACAAAGATTGCTTCTAACTGCTGTCGTAAATTGAAAGCCACACTATCGGCAGCTTCAAGAACATGAACTCGATTAAATACAAAATTAGCATCTGTACTATAAGTAGTATTGTGGACGACTACTCGAAATCCTCCACTATCTCTTTCTTCAAGTGGAGTAAGTCCTGCATCAATGGCAAGATCAACTTGAGTTTTTGAATTATAATCAGAATGCTTAATTCCATTAGCATTAATACCTTTGAATGTTGCTGGGGTACCAACATCAGTTCCAGCTTGAATTCCCGCCACTATACATGCTGCAGCCCAAGGTTCTAAAAATTTCAAATTTCCATCAGATCCAAGAACTTCAACATCTTGAAAAAGCATTGATGCTCTTTCAGAATTAAGATCTTGAGCAGCATCCTGAGAATTCGCAAAAGTATCTTTCTTAGAAACATAACAATTTCGTTCAGATCGGTTCTTGGTATTAGAGGCTGTAATACAATGGGTAAGTGCTTGAAGATTGACAGCATCTACAGTAAAAGTAGAAGCAGGGTCAGTTGCCCCCTCTGTAATTAGGGCTGTAGCATCTCTTGAAATAAGAGGAACTATAGTATTAGATCTTGAAGATAGCAAGGCATCAAATCCTGATTGAAATGAAGAATTAGTGGAAGCTCCTTTAGCTCCTCCAGCCATAAATGTTTTTGATAAAGTTGCAAGTGTTCCTTCTACATCAGTAACTCTAGTTGCAGTTACGAGAGAAGACTCTGAATTAATAATATCCAAAAGTTCTTTCTGCTCTGCTCGAAGGTCCGTGGCAGTTATAACATCAACCGAAGTACTAATTGGATCTAAGTCTGCAGATGATTTTGCATTTGCAAGTTTAAGTGTCGTCGTGGCTGTATAAGACGCATGAGCATCAATGATATCTACCACATCCTGAACTGTCTTGCCTGCTAAAGTGATACTAAGATCATCTGCGGGAGTACTCGGGGTATTGGTAGTAACGTCTAGGCTTCCACCTTGAATGGTTAGATCTGCCCCAGCGGATGCACCAGTATAATGAATATTCATCCAAATAGTTCTAGCATTTTCTGAAAGAGTTTCTTTGACTGTTCCTTTTTGAATAGTTAGAATTTTTGCTAAAGCATCAATAGTTCCGTCTACAATTTTGACATTAATTAAATTTTCACTTTCTCCAAAATTTGCAGAAGTAAGATTCATCAAAGTTGAAGTTCCATTACTTAGGGCAAGTGATGCAGCTGCTGATGCATTAGTTTTATAAACTCGAACTTGACTGGCACCATTGGCAACTCGGCCATCTCTGGCTGGAGCTACTAAAACTCTAGCCGCATCTACAATAGGGCCTTCCTTATATTTAGCAATTAAGGCTCCAATATCTTCAGAAGTAAAAGTCTGAACTCCATCGGATGCTCCTGATGCTCCGCCCTCAGCTTCACCAACAATTGCAACTATTCCGGTTGGAGCAAGCGGAAAGCCCCCAGCTAAATTTACTTCACGTTTTGTATAAGCGCCGGGTTTTCGAATACTCGCACCATTAAAGTTTCTAGTTATTGCCATTTGTTTGCTCCTCTATTAATACAAACTAAATAATTTTTCAAAATCTTCCAGAGTCCCAGATTCTTTTCCGTTCTTAGAAGCAAAAAGCCTCATAGGTGCCTTATGGTGGGACATAATATCGTCCCTTGTTTGGATAAGTCTTTGAAAATAAACATCAAAACTTATCACTGTCTGCACCTTTTTCTTTTTGATTATAGGCTTCTTCTTATTTTCTTCTAATTTTAACTCATCTTTCTTAAGTTTTGCTTTTTTCATTTCAAGCATCCATTCCTTATATTTTACACTACACTTGTCACTTTTTATTATATTATCCAAGGCTAACTATTTGAGGTATTAGTATTAAAAGTAGTAATATCCTCAGCCTTGATAGTTACATCAAAGCAGTCAATTAGATTTACCTCAGCTTGGTCCCAATCAAAACAAGTGATGCATCGCACTTGAATATATCGACTATATACTAACTCCTTTTCAAATTGCTCTTCCATATCAAAGATAGTGGTATCACCTTTGCTAACTTGAATTCCGCGCTGTTCTAAAACATCACTTCTGGATTTTAATACATAAAAAATTAGGGCAAATAAGAATTTGGTCATATGAACTTGGTTCTTACCGTGTACCCCAATTGCTATTGTCTCTCTAAGTCTAACTTGCCTACGCTCTGTACGCTTAATATCTATTGAACTCTCTATAAGGCCATTTCCACCTAAATCAGGACTCTTACCTGTTCCAATATTAATAAATTTATTGCCAGCCAAATTACTATTACCTGATTGAATTGTAAATTTCACGCCTGAAGCATCTTTAAAGATCTGGCCAGGACATATTATACTTAAATCTGCAGCATTAACAATTGTGAGCTTTCCAGTAATAATGTCGTAAGTACCCGGAGTTACTACAGGAACTAAGAGAGCTGGGGCCTTTGACGTATCTACTTCTTCAAGTTGATCTGAGAATTGCTGTAGTCCCTCTTCCTCATCTGTTCTTAGCATCTGGATTGATACACACGGAATCTGGGTATGAATTTGTGATTTTGCATGAACAATTCTAACAGGATTATCTGTAATAAAAGTCTTTAATTCATCAATTTTAGTTTGACCATATTGGGTATCAAAGTATGTCTTCAAAAATATACTAAAAATATCATCAAGTTTACTGGGTGTAAGGCGCAGTTCATTTAATCCATCTCTAAGGATAGTTTCAAATACAAATTCTGTCATTGGCGCACTCATATAACCTCTCAATTAGAGTAATCTATTTAAAGATTCCTCAAAAGCCCTTTCAATGATATTATCTAAATTTTCCAATACCTTAGCTCCGCCAAAGGGCTTATTTGGCCAACCTTTGCTTTCTGGAGTCATTCTTCTAATATTTAAGAGTCTAGCTCCAGATTTCCTATTCTGCTTAGCAGCTTTTATCATATCTTTGACCTTTCTAGTGATCTTACGATCATTATCTAAGCCCCTCTTTGCCTCAGAAGAGCCAGAAGCCATAGTTCCAGCAAGATGCTTAGTTATATCATCGGCACTTGTCACATCAGTCATTCTGAGGCCTCCACCGGCCTCTCCTAGCTCTTTAGCAGCCGTATCTGCATCAAAGATAGGAATATCTACATAATCCTTGCCAGCAGCTTTATTAGCAGCATACGCCTTTCCGCCGAGAACCATTGCTTTAATTTCACCAACTCCAAAGCCATCCTCCATCATCTTGCCCAGCTTTCCAGTCACATATAAAAGCCATTCCCCATCTCCAAGTTTCTCCATTCGAAAACCCTGTTCCCAATGAGAATATCCACTTCTAAGTCTATTGGCAGCTAGATCCTTAGCTTTTTGGCCAACTTCACTGGCCGTCATACCTGCTACAGCTTTTAAATTCTTATCAATTCCATCAAGAATCTCGTCAGCATCTAATTCTAATTCAACATCTATTTTGATCATGATTTATTCATTTGGATCATAATCCGCATTCTTAGGTCGTTCAAGTAAAAAGTCTCTTTTGACTACCCAAGTTTCGGGAAGTTTCACATACGTAGCGCCATCGATCTGTTTCTTTGGTGCTTGTGTTTGTGCAGGTCTAAGATTGAACTGACTAAATCGATCTCTATGAACTGCCTTAGTGGCCCGATACACGGGATGGTACTTATAATAAATTGAATAAATTTGGCGATCTGCAGGTTTATGCGTACCAATCCAACTAATATTACCATTTAGATCGATTTCAAAATCTGTTCCAAAATGATATCTTGATGTAGTCTTGTTGACCTTATCATATGTAAATATGGCTAAAACTGTACAAGCTGGATATTTTAAGTTATCTTTAGTTACTCCTTCCTGTCTTGTAACTAACTCATAAAAATCCTCTTCAAAATCAAGTAACTCAATTTTAGTTAATGGAGCAAGGGTCTGTCCAGATAAAAAAGTCATTAAAATCTCATCAATATGGAATGTACCCTGAATTTGAAAAGTTTCAGCAAGTTGCTGTTGTTGAAATAATGCAACTGTTTCAAAACAATCAAAATCCAACATATTATTTTTAGAAATAGGATCATTAAGATCTTGATCCATAGATTCCAAACTTTTCATATTAGGCATGATAGTGGACTTCCAAAGTCTAATGCGTACTCCTAAATCTTTGATGACTTGATCTAAACGATCAACATCAATGCCGGGGGTTATCTTTCTTCCCATCATTAATCCTTATCGGTGATAGTCCGCTCTTTCTCTTTGAGTTTTTGAGATTCTGCATGAGCTTTAGCAAAAGCTGATAGCTCTAATTTAATCTTATACTTTTCAAGAAATTGTTCTATCATACTCATTAGTTTCTTATTCTTTTTTATCTGCAAAGTCCTCTTCAGTGAGGATTATATTCTTACTATTCTTGGCCTGCTCAACATAGTTACTCTGAGACGGTTTCATGTTGGCCATAACATTCCCAGAAGGACCTTGTTCAAGAGTTGCACCTAATGTATATTTAGTATCTCCAAAGAAGTTTCCAAATGATACCTCCTTAGAAGCTTCTTTTTTCTCTTCGGTCAAATCTTCTACTTCTCCACCTTGAGCTGCTATATCCAATCCTTCTGGAAGCTCTTGTTGTTCAACTTTAGCAGGTTCAGCTGAATCTCCTGGTGCTTTGGCATCTTGAATTGAAGGAGCATTTTCTGCATTCAATTGTGTATCATTTTCTGGACCATTCTCAGCAGGAGCTGCCTCTGATGTAATTGCCTTTTTAATTTCTTTGCTCATTTTATTCTCCTTTTTTATCTTTAGATTGTTTCAATGCTGTTTTAAGTATATTAAATTTACGTTCATAATCATCTTGTTTAGTTGCCAAGTTATTTAAAGTAGAACTTGGAAAACCTGTTCCATGCTCTTTAGCCAATTGATTATGTGCTTCCTCTAAATGTATATAAGCTGATTTAGCTTTTACGTATTCATCTAATTTACCTTGTAATTTAGGTACATCCTCATCTGCAGCATATTTATGAATTATACTATTCATTTCTGAATAATGCAATTTAGATACTTCATCAATTTGATTAGGATGCGGATTGGTTGAATCGTGAGATTCATATTTTGTACCATGCTGTGCATCAACCCAATAATGATATTTATGACCTTTAGAATCAACTTTATCTACCCTAATCTTTCCTGAATGCATCTTTTTAGGATCTACTCCCATTCCTGCCCCACTTTGTGTTCTAGAAGAAGTTCCCTTTTCACTTCCAGCTATGATTCCTGAGTTTTTATTAGATATTAAAGCTTTATTAAGCATAATAGATTTAAGTTTCTCAGTGGGATATGCGCAAGGATGGCCTGCTGCGTTTTTCATTAATGTTAGTTTATCATTAGAAGATATAACTGTATATTCATTCTTATAAAGAACTATCTTTTCACCAGAACGTAAATTCAAACTTTTAAATGCTTTTAAAAACGTATTATACTTACTCATTTTTCTTTTGTTTCATTGCGTGTAGTATCTGATAAAACTCTTCTGAAAGGCTATCCCACTCTGCTAAAAGTGTTTGAGCTGCATCTAAATTATTTCTACAAACCTTACCTGCGACACAGTTTCGTCTCCAAGATTGAAGTGCTTTAATTACTTCAGTATTTTTACTATGTGCTTTATAATTCTTAATGAATCCGTTAATTGATTTTTTGATCTCGATATCAATATCTCCCATTTTAATCCTTAAACTACCTTTACCATTATTAATAGGTTCTCCGGGGTTTTGGCCTTGATGGTAAAGTTCTCTATGTTGAGATAACATGTCATCCATTACATCCTCTGCCGTTTCTATATCAGCTGCCGTTTCTACATTAGTAGAAGGATCCGCAGTTAGGCGAGGTGCGGTATAAAGTTGTTTAATTTCAAGATTCTTTGCAAGAATAGGGATAGTCATATCGTCAAACTTTTCAATAACTTGCCCTTCTCCATCTTGAAAGAAACCGCTGTACAGCCCCCGATCTTTAGTAAATACTGTGAGAAGACCTTTATCCATAGGAATCTTAGTTAAATCTGAATCAATTGATCGTTTTAAGTATTCAATAAGTTCAGGAGGAGCTGTCTGTTCAGCAGTTGCGTGCTGTTGGGCGTCTATTGATACTTTTGCATCACGAAAATCATAAGTTGATTTCTTGAATTCTTCAAAAAACTTCTGAGTTTTAATTAAAGATGGAAGAGCATTAATAATTGAACGATTACCTTTAGGCTCTTTAGCTTCCTTCTTTTTGATCTTCTTTTTCTTTGATTTATAAGTTTTTACGAACTTTTTAGGATCATTCATATTATGCCACCACAAATGGGATACCACGATAATGCTGTTTTACAGCCATCGTATATTTTTCTAGTTTCTTTCTATAAGATTCAACTCTAGCAGAAAAGGCATGAAACATTGCAGATGCAGTGGTTCCTTTGCTTACTCCTGCTCCATCCAAATTTACACTTTCTGATGCAACTCCAGGCCCCAGAACAATATCTCCAAGAATCTCAAATAAATGAATTGCAGCCTGCATTCCAATCATATCATTAATCACAATAGGTATGCAATCACTATCAAATCCCGCCCTATACGTAACTTTAAATAGATGTGGCCAATAATCTCTAGTTCCATAAATAAGAGGAAGATATGACCCACCTTGAGTTACGATTAAACCAGAAAAGCTCCCCTCTACAGGAGATAATTGAAGTTGTCCTGATTCTTTTTCAACTACAAACCACTCTTTAGGATAATCTACTAAATCAATACTATTTGGAAATTGTGCCTTAAGTTCAGTGACTTCACTTACTGGCTTCTTCTTAAGTTTTAATATATTAAAATCTATATAATCTACTGCTCTATAGTCAAAATTCTCTTGAATTTCTCTTGGTGTAATAAGAATATCAAGTTCATGTTCTAAAAAACTAACTGAAGTATTAATCGCATGTTGGATTGTATCTTTTGGTATTTCTTCTCCAGACACTGGATCAGAAAGATCAATTCCAAATAAATATCTACTTTTAAGTTGTTCGGGTGTAATAAGAGATTCACTTGTTGAAAATGAAGATTCTGTTACACTATTAAATGGAAATTTTACACTCATATTTAAACCTCAAACCAAGGATCATCCAGTGTATTTATAATAACTACTGTATCCGGTGATCTTCTAGAAACCATATCCATATATCTTAATGGATCTTGTTCAAACATATCATCTTCGACGATCTCTTTTACCTCCTCTTGAATAGAAACTGAAGATTGATTCAGCCTATTTGCTACTGATGCTAAAAATCGCGTATCTTCAGGATTATTTTTAAAAATATCCATATCACTTTTCCATTCTTCTATAGTTTCATATGGTTTCATTTTATTTTTTCCTAAAATCCCATCGACTATTCCATCCGCGAGAATCCAAGTGTGTAAAAGTGTTATACCGCCCAATACCGTCAAATACCAGTTTTTCAGCAGCATTTGCAACTTGATCAGGAGTTTTTGTCCTAACTTGAAGATCACTCGCATCTCCTTCTTTATGACGAGATTTGGAAGCTCCTCCAACATCTTTATTATACTCTTCACAACGGTATCCTGATGTGATTTTTATAGGACTTTTTAATTTTTTTCTAAGTTCTTGGAGCTTTTCAACATGAGTAAGATCAATCTTAGTCCATTGACAATCTGGATATTTACAATTACAGTCAAATTCAGTAGAGACAAAATTAGTTGTGAGTTTAGTTTTTATGCCCTTTTTATAAAGTTTGACATTTTTGGCCATTTTAGCATCCTTTTATCTTTGTGGCTTGAAGGGCCATTTGAAGAATTGCCACATGTGTGGTCGCTCCCTCTGTGATCTCAAGTGTAAGATTCTGACTAATAAGTAAAGTAGTTTCTGCTGTTGATAAGGTAACTGTAACTAAGGACCTGTCACTTGCGTCAAGTACGATAGGGGTTTTTGTAATTATCGTGTCATCAGACATCTTAAAGTCCATTGAAAATGTAACTCCCGATGCCGGTACATATCTAAGTCCCTGCCGTTCGGGCTGAAGAATTCTCATATTTAAAGTGAGGGCTTGACCTGGCAAGAATTTTGCCACATCAATATCAAAAAGAGCATTAAGCGTTGCGTCACTATTTAGCATTTGAAGTTGAAAAATCATTTTAAAATCCTCCGAAAAGTCTAACTATGGCGTAAATTGCAGTTGCGAGCCCCCCTAACCATATTAACATTTTTCCAGCTAATTTAATTAAGTCATATGGTCTTTCTAATGCTCCAATTCGGGCATCGCATTCTTTTTTTTGAAGTTCTAGAGATTCTCTCAAAATATGCATTCTTTGTTGATTCTCTGTTCTATGGGCTAAGTGCATTTTCTTAAGAGTATTAACACCTTCTATGTGAGCATCTAAGATTCTATTTTGCTCTACATCAAGCTCATTAATAGCTTTTAACTCTTGCTGCGTATAATCAATATGTTTATCAACCTTTTTATCTAGATTTCCAACAGAAACCTTCGTTTCTCCAACTTCTCTATAAATATTAGTTAACAATACATTTTGATCATTATTTTCATCTGACATCGCTATTTCCTTGGGAATCCTTTATAATTTATTGTATCACTAAGTTTATTAAAATTCCTACTCACTCTTATTCGGTTTTCGACCCCAAGAGAACTTTCCACCCACTCTTACGGCTATATAATAGCAAAAGGCTATAAATCTCCATTTGAGACTAGATTTAGCCTGCCTATTCATGTGATCCTGAAATCTAGCATCAGCCTCATCTCTAGTAAATCTAGTTGTAATATAGTCTAAATCATGGATTTTGCAGCTCGCATTAAATTTACTACTTAAAATTCTTCGAATCCAACGTGGCATCCAATAGGGTCCACAATGGTCCTTATGTTCCCTTTTCATTAGTTTTTCTCCTGTATTTAAAATTCTTGAGCGCCTCCTCTAGGGTAATGCCCTTATCACTGAGCTTGGCCTTTTTTACAAGTTTATTTTGAGTATTTCCATTAACACTTACAAATATACTCTTACCTTTGATTTTGAATTTCTTTTTAAATTTCATGGTATTTTTCCGTTATTTTAAATCTGATCGAATTAGTCCCAGTATTCATAAAACTAACTCTCATAAATAATCCAGCAGTAATTGGTGAAGCCCCCGCTGATGTGAAATCTGGTATGCCTTTTGGATCGGGGTTAATATATTCCGTTCTAACAAATTTCTTGAGTTCAAGGATATCTACACCGACTGTTAGGCCGTATAGTGCAAAATAGCCTAAAATATCGTTTTTATCAATAACGGAAATTTCTATGTAATCTCCTACAGTGATATTAGCTAAATCTATAATCTCATACCACCCACCTCTAAGCATTAATTCTGATGTAACTTCTACATCAAAAAAGCTTAACGTTCCTGGAGGAGCAGTGTAAAGATGCCCTTTCCAAACTGTGGTAAGTCCTTGAGTATCTTCAAAGGTAGGAGCTACAATAGGTCTCCCATCCTGGTCCTTCGGGGGATCATATACGGCATTTGGGTCCCAAGTTTTGGGATCTTTCGTTTGAAAACTTAGCATAGATTGGGCTGAGGTAAATATCGCATAATTCTTATGCAAGAATGAATACGTATTTGGAAAACTAATAACGCATCTAGATCTGTCATTGGATATAATAGATACGGTATCATTAGTTTGAGTTACATTTTCATCATTCTCAATACTTTGAGATAACGGATAATCTACTATTGCATACCATAATTGTCCAGCCATTTGATCTCCTTAAGGTGCATCCACTACAAAACCATCGGCAGATGGATGAAATAATACCATAGCAAGATTTAAAGAGTTGCCACTAGCATCGGAAATTACAGGATGGACATCTCCCGACCTATCCCCCATTAACCAAAATGCTTGAAGGTCTGCAATTTGTTTATAATCAATACCGTTCTTTTGCACATCATAACTCTTACCTGAGTTGTATATCTCAAGCATGGCGGCATCTGACAAGGCTACATTCCAAATTGCGGTATCTCCGCTCCTTATAGAGGAATATGAGGAAACTACCCCAGAACTATCTCTAGCAGCTATTGTGAAATTAGCTATTAATTCCCTATTCCATACATTCCTGCCACCTGCTACAATTACAGTGCCGCCATCAAACCGTATTCTTGTTTCAGTAGCACTGATAAAACTAGCAACCACATGATGCCAATTACCATCTGTTCCGGCCCCTCCAGTGGCTATATCAATATCTAAATTAGTTGTATCGTCTCCTGATTGGGCATTTCTTATTTGTAATCTTATAGTTGTGCCACTTATTTGAAGTCTAGTGTAGACTTCACTCTGTGCAGCTCCTTGTATTTGTAAGATATCATCATCTCCGGTAGCTGGGGCGGTAGTTTTAAACCATGTCGATATTGTAAATGGATATCCTGTAGTTCCGGCTGCCATATTAAATAAATCACCACTTGGGTCAGCATCTATTACAGAAAACTGATCAATACCATTATATTCTACTGAATTCAAATCACTAATGGTATTAGCAGGTATAGCAATTACAGAATCCGAAACACAATTGGTTGCCGTCATGGAATTAGCTGTGAAATTAAGGTTATTTCCACTTACATCTATAACTCCGCCAGATGTAGTAAAATCATCTGGAGGATCGCCCATTCTAAGCCATAATCTTAAACCTGTGAGATTTGTGTTAGATAGTAAATCTTGAGAAAATCCGCCAAAATATATGTGAACCGGATCTGCCGCTGTATCCCAAACCGATACTTCATCCATTAATCCATCATAGTATGGCGCATTTCCATCAAAACTGCCCAATCTAGCAGGGGCATTTCCAGTTGCAGTAATAATATCTGTTACAGAGCTTTTTAAGCTGCTATCTACATATAACTCAATATTTTGCGCTACAGAATCGTATCTGGCCACCACATTATGATAAACATTATCTCCAAAATTTCCCAAAGCATTAATAGTATTTAAAGCTGTACCATTGTGGTATCTCAGCTCAAGAGTGTCAGATTCATTCCATCTTAATTCAGCTTTGGGATTAACTATTGGAGTATTTTGATGAAGAGCTATCAAAGTTTTGGGCAATACGTAATTTAAACCTTGATTCCATTTTTTATTTAGGTAAGATTCTACAAGTTGCCGCTCTCCGGTAGTAAGAGCTTTATTATATACAATTATTTCTGCTATTTGACCCACAAGGCTGTGGGTTAGGCTTCCAATTTCTCTTCTACCAATCATGAAATTATTTCCGGGATCTTCGGCTGAGGCTGTACTATCGTTTAAAACCCCATCTACATATAATTCAGTTAAAGGACTGGTAGAATCATAAACTACTGCTGTATTATAAAATGTATTATTAGCAAAGGTAGAGATTTTAGACATCCAAACAGTTCCTGCAACTCCCACATATTGATTTCCATCCACATATTTGGGAAAGAAGCCATTAGCATTTGATGTAGAATCTACCAACCATACCGGACCCGTAGGTTGAACTGCTCCATGATTATGAAAAAATACAGCAAAAATAGTGGAATCCGCCCCTGTGTTATAAGTTGTCGTTAAACCTTGGGGATCAGCAAAGGCAATTGTCGTTCTAGTTCCATACCCATTGGATACCACCGTGGGTTGCTGAGAGGGTGTAGCTTGCGTGGCATGATTGCCATTTCCAGACTTATCATCCCATTGAGATACTTTTCCTGCAGATGACGTAATGGTACTTGCATCATCAGCATCAAACCACATAGATAAACCTGAAACGTCCGCCGGACTCTCTTCTAGTATGGTGGGTGTAATCCATTTATCATTAAGATAATTTTCAATATCGGTTCTCTCTTGGGTAGTTAGGGCTCGATTAAAAAGAATTATCTCTCCAAGATCTCCAGAGTAATATGCTGGATTATTAGTTACTGTTGTGATGCCTAATCTAAATATTCCATTATTAAAAAGATATGTTCCGGCTGAAGAACTAGATACAGCTTGGGCTACGCTATCTATCCATAATTCGTCTGTGCCGCCTCCGGCATCATATCTAACTGTAGCCATTGTGGGAGTATCTAGAACTAAACTTGTAGCAAAGGTTGTCCAAGCCCCAAGTCTATTAACTTCTACATTTGTGCCCTTATTAAGAGAAAATATAGACTGTCTACGTGATCCGCCTCCACCAACACCAATACTCCACATAGTTCTTGTTAAGTTAAATGGGCCTCCAAATGCATCGGCTTTAAATATAGCAAAAACTGTATACTCTTGGTCTCCCGAAAATGCATTAGTTTGTACGCTCATGTTATCATCCGTACCATCAAATCTTATAACTGACTTTCCAGAAATAGATCCTTGAGTCCATACGGGTTGATTTGCTGATGTGGCCTGTGCCATGTTATTGCCATTTCCAGACTTATCATCCCATTGAGATACGAAATTGGAGGCATCTTTAGTGATTGTGGTATCATCTGAGGCATCTAACCATACTACAAGATTAGCTATGTCAGTCGGTTTTACTTTTGGATTATTCTTTTTAATCCAAGTTGACATAGTGAAACTACCACTTCCTGGTAAAATCAGATCTGAAGCAGGACCTACCATATCTGTATTTGCTGTATCTCCTTGAAATAATGTAGCTTTATCATTTACAAATTGTATTTGAGTGACAAATATTACAAGAGATTTATCAAAGGTTAGAGACCCTTGGTCCGTCGCCCTTACAGTAACTTGGTGGGAGGGACTTATATTAGGATCTACCGTATTTTTAAGCTGAAGTTGATTTCCAGAAATCTGAAACTTATTATCTGGATCACTTACTATTGAAAAGGTGTGCATATCGCCTGGGTTAGGATCAATGGCACTAAGTGTCCCTATAGTTGTGCCTATTGGACTCGTATTTAATACCGTGTTATTAGATAAGGTAATGTCCGTTGGAGCCAAATTTGCTTGTAATTCTGAGCAATCCAACATTCCCTGAGTAACAGTGACAAGTGAGGATCTCCCTCCTTCCTCCGCTGTTCCAGCATTGATCACATCCACTCTAAGGGCTACGTCTCCTACTACTGCATCTTCTGCAAAATGGTATGTTGTAACTAATAAACTATTCTCATAGATCCTGCATACGCGTGACATTTGACCCTGAGCAGCAAGATAATCATATTCCTTTACATTGGTTCCTGTAAAATCAGGTATGGCTGGATCTATATGAATATGGGTAAGCTTCTTGCTCATTAGGGAAGCTCCGCTATTGCGATTTTAGTGGTATTATTTGAAGAAATTACGTAAAAATCTTTCTCTGGCCCAATATCAACTGAGATTATATCATTTTTTGTTGCGCGAAAACCTGATCCATTGGTTCCAGAGGTTATAGTATTAATATATCCATACCAGATTGTTCCACTTTTAACTTGAACTTGTATCGTGGTTCTTTTATTTAAATTAGATGATCCTACTCGAATTGCAGTAACTACCCCATTTGATAATGTAATATTGGTCTGTAATGGAGAAATTATATTTCCAGACTCATCTATTACAGACTTCACTCCTCCTAGAATATTCCCATTATGATCTACAATAATTATTCTACGCGCAGCCGCATCGTCACAGTGCTCCTGCTGTTCAATCTTATTCCTAGAGGTTATTTGATTTTTTCTGATTGGATCATCAATCGACACAATAAGCCCCTTTTAAGAAGCCTTGGGGGCTTCTAATTATTTTTGTTTAAAAACTACAATTTGTGCTGCTGCACTTAATTTGTAAGCCAGCCCCTTATTAGTACCGGAGGCTCCAAAAAAGATCATATCTGATTGTCCATTTAAAATAGCTATGCCATTAGTGGCGTCTACTGTTGGATTGGTTCCAGCTTCCCCAATCCAGAGATAAATGGTGCTTCCAGTATCGTTAGCTACTCGTAATAAGGCAAAATCTTTGACGGCATGCTCAATCGCATCATTAAAGAAGTTTTCAGGAGTTGCGGGAATTCCACTTGTTTCTTTACCAACACCAGATGCATCATGATGTTCGGCATTTGCAATTGAACCAAGACTTCTAGCATGATTATTCAAACCCAACTTTTTATTTTCTTCGCCCATTTTTAGCCTTCCTTAATGTCACCATGTTCATCAATATATTTTTCATCTTTCTTTCGTCGTTCTTTGAGATTAACATGATCAATCTTTCTCATGAGTTTTTCAATTTCGTTACGAAAGAAAAACAAAGTATCTCTATATCGTTTAAAATCACTTCTGACAAAATCAAGTTCAAGATCTTTGCCCACGCCATGCGGGTCTTCAAATACAAATACTACCACAGGTTTATCATACTTACCCAAAGAGATTTCCGACCTCAAATATTTAAGGCCATTTAATAGAATATAAGGACAGACTGCAAGTTGGTCTGTCTTGAATTCCTTATTTTTCATCCGCTTTCTTCTTTTTGGATCTCTTTTTCTTGGCTTTTTTAACTGCCTTTTCTTCTTTAATTATTTCCTTCTTTTCAATATTGCACTCTACTAGTCTAACTAAATTTCTACAAGCAGGACATCTATGAGTATTTTGACCTTCTGCATCATCAATATTAGATTCCACCTTACAAAGGGGACATTTTACTTGTTTTTCCATCTTTAACTCTCCAAATTTATGAGTCTATTATTACTTATTTTATCATGAAAAACTATTGCTTTGCAAAAGATATAAAAGTGCCCCTGAGGAGAACCCCCAGGGGCTAAGGGTAGGGAGATAAGACATGAAAGTCTTTAATACAGCATTGCGCTATATCTCTTATAATATAACATACCTAGTTTATGAATTACAATTATCAAATAACTTTCAATGACCTATTGCATAAAGAAAAGGCCAGATTCCGAAGAATCTAGCCTTTAATTCATTTAAATATTACAAAGACTTAGGCTCTGCCGATATTTTCTCTTACAAGACATTTGCGCGGGGCAAATACAACCGGCGTACCATAAAGCAGTTGCATCCATCGATACGCAGTAGCGATGATTGCAAGATCCATTTTCATCAATGGAGCTAATTGCTTAAATCTCATTACTTCTGACTCATTAGAGAGCAAGTAAGACTGAGCCAAGCCCGGAAGCTTATGGTTCAAGTCAGTAAGAGTTGCAGCTCCGCCGACAGTTGCAGGAGCAACAAAACCGATAAGCTCATGATTAGCGGTAGTTCCAACAGGGGCTCGGAAAACTGCATAAGCATGCGCACCAGCGGTAGCAGGGATTGCAACAGTAATGGCACCATCAGCAGCGACGGCAGTGTTGCCTTCAGTAGACAGCGTCGATTCGCCTTCCTTATTGATAGCGGCAACTACGTAACTGTAAGTTCCAGCTTCGGCAGCAGACCATTTAGAATCAGCTACAGAAGGAGCCACAGTTGCGGCAGTGGGTGCTCCAGGAGCTGCAGGGGCTCCAGTTGAAGGGCTATTACCACGCTTAGGTCGAAGGAATACATCTGATACTAGATCAAAAGCTCCTGCACTGGATACGAATTGTTGAAGAACGAATCCAGCTTTGCCGTTGGCAATACCCATGGGATTTACACGTTCTTTGGGATAAAACTGACGAGCTAAGTCCGAATGGACCTTAGTATCAAGCATCATGAGATTCGGCATACCGAAATTCTCAACGACGATTCGTCCATCATCTTCAAGTTGGTCTTCATCGAGAATAGAACCACGAGAATCTCTTACAACACTTTCAGCTAAACCATAACCTGTGAAGGATTTGGCTTGAGCAGAAGAGTCGGTATCT